ATGGGCGCATCAAAGGGAATGCTTACAGCGAAGGGACTGGCCGCACTCCCGGCCGGCGAATGGGCCTCAGATCCGGCGCCGCGCGGCGCGGGCTGCCTGGACGTGCGCAAGCTGACCGGCGGGCAGCTGCGGTTCTACTACAGGTACACGAAGACTAACGGTCAGCGCGACCGTCTGCTGATCGGTACAGGCTTGGCGCTTACCGCAGCGCGCGACGCGGCGGCGGCGTTGTCTCGTCGGTACCAGGCCGGCGACCGGGATTTGCGCGACGCGATCGCAGCCGAGGCAGCTGCAGCGGAGCGTGCGAAAGCTGAGGCCCTGGCCGAATCGACGCGTCGATCAGGCGCAACGCTGGGCGCCCTGATGATGGCCTACGCCCAGAGCCTGGAAGATGCCGGGAAGGTCTCTGCCGCAGCGACGCGCGCTTCCATCAAGCGCCACATCGAAGAACCGTGGCCAGCCCTTTGGGCGCGTCCGGCATCCGAGCTCGAGCTGGACGACCTGCTCCCGATCCTGTCACGACTGGTGCGCGCAAAGAAGCTGCGCGAAGGCGGCAAGATCCGGTCGTACCTGCGGGCCGCGTATGCGGCGGCGATCGCGGCGAAGCAGGACGCGGCCGCCCCCGACGCTCTACGCGTGCTCAACGTTTCCAGAAACCCGGCGCGCGACCTGGCCACGCTCGACAGCGGTCAGCCACGCGACCGGGTTCTTTCGGTGGCCGAGCTTCGTGCCTACTGGCGCAGGATCGAGGCCCTGCCCGGACGGCAGGGCGCCCTGCTGCGCTTCCACCTACTGACCGGCGGGCAGCGCATTGCACAGCTCATGCGGCTGAAGTGGTCAGATCACGATCACGACATGGACACCGGCACTGGATCCGTGCGCTTGCTCGACATCAAGGGGCGTCGACGCGTGCCCCGTGTGCACTTGGTGCCACTGCTCCCGCTGATGGCTGCGGATCTCGCCACCTTGCGCGGCGATGATGACAACGACGGCGGCGACGGCGCCAGGCCGCACCTGTTCTCGCTCACTGCCGGAATGGCGCCGGCCACCTATGACGAGTTCCGGGGGATCATGGATCCGGTGGTGGCCAGCATGGTGGTCGCCGGCGAGCTGACGTCGCCGTTCACGCCGGGCGACCTACGACGCACAGTGGAGACTCGGCTCGCTGCGCTGGGTCTGTCGGAAGAAGTCCGTGGCCACCTGCAGTCCCACGGCCTGAGTGGCGTCCAGAAGCGGCATTACAACTTCTTCGAGTACGACGCGGAGAAGCGCGCTGCGGTGGAGGCCCTGTACGAACTGCTCACCGGTCCAGGTGCGACGGTGGTGCCGATGCGCAAGGGCCTGAGCCGCTAGAACGGCAGGTCCTCGGGCAGATCCAAGCCTGCCAGGCGGCCTGCGGCGCGTTGGTGACTGCTGGCCGTTGCGCGCAGCCGTTGCGCGCTCTGTCGGCGGCGCGCACGGCAACGCCAACTTCCCGAGGTATCTCGTTCGAGGTTCGATGCCTGCTGCAGCTTGGCCGCAGCCTTGGCCTCCAGTGAGGCCGGATCCTTTTGCCAGTTCGCCATAGCTGCAGGATGCCGGCTACGCGTCGCGTAGGTCGCGACTACCCCAGGGGGGCCCGGGCCTCCATGCGGAACACGTTCATCAATTCGAGGGCGACTATCACGGCCAAGAGTTAGTAATTGTACTAACATTCGCCCCGTCTCGACCCGTGAGACATGCCGCTCCCAGAGTACGCCCATGCAGTCCCTCCCCTACTCCCACACGCTGGCCCGCCCCATCGGCCCGGCCCTGATCGATGGCCCGGCGCAGTTCGTGCCCCTTGCCGCAGCGCGCGCGCGGCTGGGCTTCCCCTCGCCGGCCGATGACTTCATGGACGATGCGATCGACCTGCATCGCCTACTGGTGCGCAACCCCGCCGCCACGTTCCTGTACCGCGCCGATGGCTGGTCCATGAGCGGCGCCGGCGTCAGCGACGGGGACATCCTGGTGGTCGACCGGTCGGTAGCACCCCAGGCGGGGGACCTGGTCATTGCCATCTGGGACGGGAACCAGCCCACCTGCAAGGTGCTGCAGCTCTTCGAAAGCCACATGGAGCTGCACTCGGCCAATCCGGATTTCCCCCCCATCGTTCTGGAGCAATCCACCGAGGTGGAAGTGTTCGCGGTCGTTGGAGTCGTCCGCCAGATCAAACGCCGGAGCGGCCGTGTTCGGGCTCGTTGACGGCAACAACTTCTACGCCAGCTGCGAGCGCGTGTTCCAGCCGGGCCTTCGCGGCGTTCCGCTGGTGGTGCTGAGCAACAACGACGGCTGCGCGATCGCGCGCTCGGCCGAGGCCAAGGCGCTCGGCATCAAGATGGGCCAGCCCGCTCACGAACTGAAGCACCTTGTGCGCCGGCATGGCCTGCAGATGCGCTCGGCCAACTTCGCGCTCTACGGGGATATGAGCGCCCGGGTCGTGAGCGTTCTACGGGAGGCCGCGCCGCGGGTGGAGGTCTACAGCATCGATGAGAGCTTCATCGACCTGGACGGAATTCGGGATCGCGATCGGTTCGCCCGGGATCTGCGCCAACGTGTGCACCGGTGGACCGGCATACCGAATTGCATCGGCATTGGCCCCACGAAGACTCTGGCCAAGTTGGCCAACAAGGTGGCCAAGGGTGCTGACGGTGTGATCGACCTCGGCAATGCGGCCTACCGGGACACGGTGCTGCGGACATTCCCCGTAGGTGATCTATGGGGCGTCGGGCGCCGGCTGGCACCGCGTTTGGAATCCATGGGCATCAGCACCGCCGCGGCACTACGCGACGCGCCGGCGGACGACATCCTGACCACCTTCGGCGTCACGTTGGCACGCACCCAACGTGAACTGCAGGGACATCCGTGCATGGAGCTGGAAGAAGTCGAGCCGGATCGGCAGCAGATCATGGTGAGCCGTTCCTTTGCGGACCGGGTTGAAGATCACGATGCTGTGGCTCAGGCGCTGGCTACCTTCGCCATTAGAGCCTGCGAGAAGCTTCGCGCGCGCGGCCTGGTTGCCGCCGGCATCTGGGTATTCGCTCATTCGGACGCATTCCGGCCAGAGCTGCGGCAGCACAGCGCCACCCGGTCTGTAAGCCTACCGGCGTCGACCGCTGACACGATGGTGGTGCTGGGTGTCGTCCGCCGGCTGCTGCGCGGCCTGCTGCGGGAGGGCATCGGGTACAAGAAGGCGGGTGTGGCGCTGCTCGACCTAGCCCGGCCGGAAGAACTGCAGGCGGATCTGTTCGGACCCACGGTTGTCGGCAATGACACGCTGATGGCCACCATGGACCGTATCAACCAGAAGTTCGGGCGCGGCACGGCCGGCCTTGGCGCATCTGGTTGGCAGGCGAAGCCAGCGTGGGGCATGCGGCAACACATGTTGTCGCCCAACTACACCACCTGTGCGGGTCAACTGCCCCTCGTAACGTGCTGAATACGTCTGGCCCGCACTCGCGCACTCATTCTCTATCGCCCAATTGGCTCAGGTCCCTAACGACAGCCTTGTCTCAGGCACTGCGATTCGCGCGACAATCACATATCATTAACGCGTTCGCCAGGGGGGTCAACGTGCAGAAGTCAGCCACATGGAAGAGGCAGCGCGTTGCTGCCCAAAGAGAGAAGCGTCGTTTGAGCCGACTGCTCGTCCGCGTCGAGCGGGCGAAGCTCGCCTTGGAAAAGCTTTCCCAGGTGAGGGCAATGGCGCCAATGAAGCCTCACTTCAACAGGCTTGGCAGAAAGATCACCCGTCGGGTTCTAACGCCCCCACCGGTGATGGACCTGGACGATAACTATCTGGCGACAATCGAGTTTTTCAAGGCGGCGCGACTGATCACGTCAACGAAGGGGAATCACCTGATAGATCTGGCGGCGGTGAAGGACATTTCACCGGCCGCGGCGCTGCTGTTGGTCGCCGAGTGTGATCGATGGCGTGAACGCACAGAGCAGAAGTGGCTGAGAGCCTTCGATATTAACAATTGGACACCCAGTGTCCGGCGACGGCTCAAAGAGATGGGCTTCTTCGAGGTTCTCCATACACGCCGCGTGCCTGACGACGAGGTCGTGCCAGGGGAGGACAGCTACGTACCGTTCCAGACTGGTCACCGAAATCCGGGAGAGCCGGCGAGGAAGCTACGGTCTTGGATTGAAGAGCTCGGGCCAACAGTGGCTGACCGAGAGTCCCTGTACGAGGGGCTCGTAGAGGCAATGACTAACGTGTCACAGCACGCCTACCCTGATGACCGTGAACGAGGGCAGAAGCGCTGGTGGATTTCAGCTTCCGTGAACGCGGCTCGGCGTACCATGACGGTCATGGTAGTCGACCATGGTGTGGGCATTGCGCGGACGTTGCCAAGAAGCAAGGGCTGGGAGGCGATACGGCAGGCTGTTCCCCTTGCGTCGCTCAAGGACGATGCCCATATCGTTCGGGCAGCATTCGCAAAGGATGGTGAGAATAAATCACAGACCGGCGACGTGTATCGAGGTAAAGGACTTCGAGAGAACATCAAGGGCTACGTTGATTCTCACAATTCTGGCGGCCAGCTTCGAGTAATCACAAATCGTGCATCGTACTTGTACAGCCGTGACAACGAAATTGAAGTAGAAAAATCATCCGCCGTTCCATCCCCCTTCGACGGAACATTTATCGAGTGGGTCATTAAAGACTATGGTCAAGAAGAACATGAAGATCATTGATATCAGCCGAGACTTTTCAAAGGTCCCTGCTGGCAGACACAAGGCGGACGGTGATTTCAGCGGAGAAGTATTCCGCGACAAGCTACTGGCACCCGCACTAAGAGATTATGAAAGCGTCGAAGTCATATTAGACAATACAGAGGGTTTTGGATCCTCTTTCCTCGAAGAGGCCTTCGGAGGATTGGTGCGCTATTGTGGATTCACCAAGGCATATCTTGATAAGCACTTGCACCTGATCGCAACTTCGACGGGCGCTATGCGGTATCCCTCGCGTATTGCCCGCTATATCGAGACGGCCATACCACAAGGAAAGTAATTCCGCATGGCTAATGAAATCCTCGCGGGAGTGATCGGCGGGGTCACCGGAAGTCTAGCTGGTGCCCTATTCGGTTACATTTCGGCTCGTGGTGTCAACACTGCAAATCGAGAAGGAGTTCGACTCGACCAGAGGTTGGACGGTGTAGACATCGTGCTTGAATCCCTCGTGCGAGAATCTGTGGCCTATTGGCTGACTTCGGCGAAGGACGCGGCGGCCGAGTCAAGAATTAAGGGATTGATCGAAGATCTGGGATTCCGGATTTACAACCTTGGTGGCTTCGGGGTTTCAGCGAAGGATGTCGAGGAAGCTCAGCTTCTAGCTGATGACTTGGCAAATATAATCACAGGCGATGATTTCGAGTCGGAACGTCGAACAGCAGACGTCGATAAACCAGAACGGATTCGAATCGCTTCCGCCCTGGTCTCCGCGAAATTCCACCCGCATAGGCGGTAGCCGTAGCCAGCGCTTATTGGCGTGCTCCTATGCCGCCAACCGGTGCTCGTAGAACGGGTGCCGCTTGTCGTCGAAGATCCTGTAGAGCGCGGCCAGGTTGGCCGGATCCGGGTTGAGCCAGGCATCCACGTGCTCTGGCTTGATGTTGATGATGGTCCGGTCGTGGCCGGCCGCGGCCACCTCGGGCTCGGGGTCGTCGGTGATGGCAGCGAACGACAGCAGATCCGGCTCTTTGCCGGCCGGGTCCTTCCAGTGCGACCACAGGCAGGCCACCAGCATCGGCTCACCCGTGCGCGGGGTGAACTGCACCACCTGGTTCTTCCCGTCCGGGCCCTCGACGTTCTCGTAGAAGGTGTCGACCACCATCAGGCCGTGGGTATGTCCGAATGCCGGCGCCCAGAACTTCTCCAGGCTGTCGCGACGGGCGTTGTAGGTGCCGGGGAAGCGCTGGTCATAGTTGGCCGGCTTCCCGGCCAGGCGGCACTGGTAGCGCATCGGCTTGATGACCAGCTTCCCGCCATCGGAGACGATCACCGGGGCGTAGACGCCGGGGAAGATGCGGCTGTCGCGGTCCTTCGGCTCAACGCGCTGCAGATCCGCCAGCCGCGCCTTGGCCCGCTCGATCTTGTTCCCGGCGATCCGCACGTCCTCCCGGGCCTTCTTCGTCTCCTTCACCTGCAGCGCGCGCTCAGCGTCGGCCAGCCGCTTGCGGTTAGCGAACAGCTCCTGCTCCAGGATGGTGGCCTCGGCCCTGTTCCATTGCTCAACCTCGGCCCACACCGCCAGCTCCGCCGGGCTGGCGCCGGCCCGGAAGGCGTCATCCATGGCCTTCGGCGTCTTGGGCCGCTTCTTGCCCGGGTCGTGCGCGTAGAGCGCGGCGAACTCCTGCAGCGACAGGGTGGCGCCGGTCATTCTGACCAGCTTCTGATAGGCGGCGGTTATCTGGGCCGAATAGCACATGCTGCCATCTGGCCGCAGCGCCCGTTGCGGCCGCGTGAGGACTGCCCTCACCCGAACCCCAGCGGAACCTCGGTCAGGTCCACTATGAAGATCGTGGCGTTCTGCGGGCCCATCGTCACACCGCCCACCGGGAAGGTGTTCGTGATGAGAATTTGCGAAAACGTCTCATGCTTTGACATGAAGATTCTGTTGTCGCTCGTCATGTGGAAAGCGTCAGCCGAGGCCGTGCACCGGTCTTGGGACACCGACGAATAATAGAACCTTGGGGAAGGGATAGCGATGCCAATCCTGGTCCCAGGGAAGAACTGGCCGACCTCCACGAACGGAGTATTGACCGGCGGCGGTGGAAGCGGCACAACCTGCAGCACGCGCAACCCCTTCCGCCTCGAGTCATAGAAGACTGATCCGTCCTCCCCGCGCATGCGTAGCCCCACCGGCCCTGAAGCGGCCCGCTCGGTAGCGTCGAACGTGTAATACTCCAAAGTCTTGTTCGGGGCATTATTCGCCGCAAACACGTAACAGCTCAAACCCGACTGGACGATGGAAAACCCAGTGATGTACGCGACGCTGTCGTTGATGTACCTAACCACGTGCAGGTTGGTTGTTCCGGCAGTGCTCGCCAGCAACCCATAGGGAGACGAAGAGGCGAACGGGGGCGATCCGCCGGTGGCACTACCTCCAAAGGAACCTGTGTCACGCGTCCCTGACTTGGCCAGTTGCAGGTTCCGGTAGCCGGCCCCAATCTGGATCTGCCCGGTTCCCTGGTTCCGTACGCGTAGTCCGACGGCCATCAGCTGTATATCCCGTAATGAAGGGTGATGCCGCCGACGGTGTCCGTCGTGGGCTTGCTCGGGAACATCTCCATCCTGACGTGGTAGTTCACCACGTCAGGATCCCAGCTCCAGATAATGCTGTTGCCCGAGATGGTCACCGAAGGGACGAGCATTCCGTACACCGATCGTTGGCCTTCGCAGGTGAAGTAGTAGTAGGGCTCGCCGCCAAGGAAGTCGTTGACGACGAGCCCTCCATTTGCCTCGGGTGGCGCGACCCACTTGTTGTTGGAATTGACAGGGTTGTAGAGCGGGAACGTGTAGGACCCGATCCTCTTCGACAGCTTGGTCGTGACCGAGGTCTCCACGTACCCGCTCTCACTTCGAACCCTCAGTCCAATGTCGACCATTACTGCAGCACTCCAAGCTCCACGGCGAGATTGCCGTTCGGGTAGCGGATGTAAATGCCCTGGTTCGTGATGTTCAGCTGATACCCACCGGCGACACTGCCATTGAACTCGAACCCGCCGCCGGCAGCCTTGTTGATCCGCCAGCCGGTCTGTCCAGGCAAGTAGTCATCGGATTGGATCGCCCCGCTGATCTTCGCGTTGGTGATCGCGGCATCGGCGATATTGGCGCTGGTGATCCACGCGGTGCCGATCAGGGCCTGGTTGATGAAGGTCTGGCCGCCCTGGATCACGAACGGCGAGGTCAGCTGCCCGTTCACCAGGTTGACGAACGCGAAACGGTCGGCGGTAAACAGCACCTGGCTCTGGTAGCTGCCGTCTGGCTGGTTCTCGATGCCGATGCCCATGCCAGCTGCGTAGTACTGGCCGTTGGCTGCAATCTGCAGCTTCAGGCTGTACGAGGCGCTGATCTGTCCGTCCAAGTCGACCAGAGCCTGCGAGGTGGCCTGCACCATCGCCCGGGTCTCGCCTACCGCTGCTTCGGTGGTATCCACACGCCGGCCCAGCGCGTAGTCTCCGCTGGCGATGACCGTAAGCGTGGTGATCGTGCCGGCAAACGCGTCCTCATCGCCCGCGTTCCAGTCCCCATCGCCGGCGTGCTCAGCGCTGTATTGCGCCACCAGGCCATCTACGCGGTTGCCCACCGCCGTGACCTTGCCGTCCACCTCCGTAACATCTAGCTCCAGCTGATCGATCCGCCCGGCCAACGCACCGGCCTCGGCCACCGCATCACCGACGCTCTTCCACTTCGTGCCCGGGGGCTCCTCGTTGCCGGGCGCGGCGTCGGTCCACAACCAGATCTTGCCGTTGTGCACCACCGTCTGGCCCGATTCGTACGTGGCATCTGCGGCCCAGATCAACGGCGCGATACTGCTGATGCTCTCGATCTCCGACAGCAGCTCCCGCCCCAGCGCGCTCTTGTTGATGAGGCCAGAGAAATAGGCGTCGTACTCGGTCACGTCGGTGCTCGACTCGCCCACGACACCAGCGCCAGCGGGATACCACGGCCCGATGTTGCCGCTGCGGTCCACCAACCGACCCCAGAAGTAGAACTTCGCGCCGGCGGCCAGGCCATCGAGCCGGTGCCGGTTCTGGGGATAGGCGAAATCGCCCAGCTTTGTCGCGTTCTCCAGGTTCGGGCCAGCGCTGCGCCAGATCTCGGTGCGCTGGGTGTCGGTTGCCCCGGGCGGGAACGCCCAGGCCAGCTGGATGCCGAACACCACCGACGCTGCCGTCAGCGACGTGAGCGCCGGCGGCGGCTCCGTTTTGCCCTGAATGTCGGTCAGGACGCTGAGGGCCGGCTGCGACACGGCATTGAGCGCGTTTACTGCACGTACCCTGGCCAGGTACTTGCCCGCGTAGATCCCGCGCACCTCCGCGCTGGCCGTACCGACGCGCCCGACACGCACCCAGTTGAGGTCGTCCCTGCGCCACTCCACGTCGTAGGCAATCGCCTTGTCGGCTGCGTCCCACTCGATGGTCAGCACCGGCGTTGCAATGCCCTGATCGATAACCACATGCGAAGAGAGGGCCACGTTGGTCGGCGGCGGCTGGACGCTGGGCGGAATGATGCTGATCGGCGGCTGCTCGAGACGGGTGCCGTCATCGATCGCCGCGTACTTCCCAGGAACATGCTTCAGGGCTGTGATGGTGTAGGTCAGGTCTTCAGCCTCGGAAACCCCAACCACACGGAACAACTGCAGCGCCAACTCGCTGGACTCGGTTGCCCAGACCGACTCGCTTACCGGCACTGCCGACCACGGCGCAGCCACGTCAACTACGCCGCTTGCGCGGTTGATGGAGGTGATGGTCCGGCCTTCGACCTTCCCGCTCGGCAGCGTTGCATGGAGCATGTCACCAGCGACCATCTCATCCGGAATGCGATCAAGCGTCAGGCTGTTTGCGGTGGCCAAGCGCACGCGGCCGGCGTTTCGGCGACCGGCACGATTGGGGTCAGCGATCTGGATCACGTCACCCGGCATACAGTTCAGCGCATCCAGACCCACGGAGAAGGTGACCGTTTCCGTTTCAAGGTTCTCGGTGAACAGGATGTGGTTACCCACGCGCTGTGCTTGCGCACGCGAATGACACCCGATGGCGGTCACTTCGGTCTGGTTCACCCCGTAGCGCGCGATACCCTCCAGATGCTGCACCGGCTCGACCTTCTGCCTACCGAAGTCGTCGGGGTCCGTCCACGACACCAGCGCTACGGTGTGGCGCGCCTTGCGGCCGCTGCCTTGGTATCGGAACCGCCCCTCAACTACGTTCGCCTGGCTGAACGTGGCGCCGGGATCCCTCGGCATATCCGCCGAGGCCATGACCTGTCCCGCCGCGAAGAAGCTGATACCGCGGAACATGCTGGCCATGTCCTTCAGCACGCGGTATGCATCCGCCCTGCTCTGCAGGTAGAGGCTGCAGGTAAACCGCGGTTCCTGCCCACCGAGGCCATCGCTCACCAATTGATCGCAGTACTGGGCGATCTGATACAGGCGCCACTTGTCCACCCAATCCAATGGGATGCGATTGCCCAGACCGAAGCGGTCATTGGTCACAATGTCGAAGAACGTCCAGGCAGGGTTGTTGGTCCACGCTGCCTTGAACGTCCCATCCCACCCACCACCGGTTGTGCCGGGGCCGCTGGTGGCATACGTCCGGCTGATCGGATCGTAGTTGGCCGGAACGCGTACAACACGCCCCCAGATGCGGTAGGAGCGCGAGGGGATGCTCTGGAATGCACTGGCGTCAACCTGCACCGCCGCGAGGGCGCAGTTCGGGTAACGCAGCTTTACGTCGATGATCTCGGTCAGCGACAGCACGTTCACGGTGTCGGAGATCAGCGAGTTGTTCCGGTTCGGCGTGATACGCCGGATGCGCACCTGCCACTGCGATCCTCGAGGCAGTTCAATTCGCCGGCTGCGCTCATACTGGGTCGTCGTCTTGCCGGTAATGGCCTCAGTAAGCACGGTTGTGAAGGCTCCACCGTCGACGGACAGATCCACCGCATACGTGATGGAATAGCCTTTGCGATCGCCGTTCTCTTCATCCACCTCCTGCAAGGCAGGCACTGCCAGCCTGATGCGGACGGCAGACAGATCCGGACCGCTCACCGTTCGAACTACCGGCTCGCCGCCGCGCAGCTCAACATTGACCGAGACCTCATTTTCGACCGAGGGGAAGCCCGCGATGTAGCCCTGGTTCTGTGTCCCAGAACGCGTCTCGACGGTTACGCCGGAGAAGTTCAGTGTTCCATCGGAATTTTGGAGCGGCACCTGGTTGAGGTAGATCGACTGATTGCCTGCGACCAAGCCGCGGATCTCCCCCTCCCCTACCAGGTCAACGATGCGCGCCACAGCCATCGAATGAAGGCTGTCCGCCGTCTCAACTGGTGTGCGCGCATTGGACCCGCTCTTGCCGCCTGCGCCTGCCAAGCGGACCGCCTGCCCAACGTCGTGGGCCAGCGTGTTTGCTGGAGTCAGCTGTTTCATCGCTGGTCCTCTGCCTGAATGCCGCCGCTGATCACCGCGGAACCCACAAGCATGCCCTTGGTGTCGTGCCCGCCATAGGCGACGGGTACGGGATTGCCTTGAGCCTGTGTGTTGACGGTTCCGTTCATGCTGTAACTGGGCCTGTTATCGACACTGTCCTGAGACCCTAACCCCTTCGGCTGAGGCCCCAGCATCTGGACAACGCCGCCAATGACCATCACCGCGCCCGAGTAGACCAGCTGATAGTTCTGTGAGATCGCGCCAACAACGATCAAGACGACGCCGAGGATGGTCTGAAGGAGGCCGCCGCGCTTTGATCCCATCAGCACCGGCGCAATCCGAATGTCGTCAGCTCCTGGCGGGTCGTGCAGCTGCTCCTTCGTCAGGTTCTGCTTGCCCACGAAGACCGTGAAGGCCATGCCGTTCTCCTTCGCCTGGGCCAGGTACTGCTGGAAGCCGGGCCTCATCGCACACAGTGCGCGGATGGCCTCGGCCGGGCTGTTGACCGCCAGCCTGAAGGAGCGGCCGAAGCGGCTCCCCAGCTGGCCGTACAACCGAACGGTACGCATGCGCTCAGCCATGACGCGCCCCCTCGTGACGAACGATGTAGCGGGTGCGCTCAGACCACATGCCGCCATAGGGAACCGCCTCTGAAAGCCGACCATGCAGGTGGTGGAGCATTTGGCTATCGCCCAGGTAGATGCCGGCGTGATTCGGCACTGAGGAACGGATCTGCATCAGGATCATGTCGCCGCGGCGTGGCTCACCGTCGATCAGCTCGAAGCCCTCATTGCGCAGGCGGTCCAAGCTGTAGAGGTCTTGGCCCTTCTCCCACCAGTCGTCTTCGCGCTCGTACTCGCTGAGCTGGATACCCAGCTCGCGCGCATAAAAGTCTCGGACCAGGCTGTAGCAGTCGAGGATGCCGTGTGCAAACTGGCGGCCCACCAAGGGTGCGACGTAGCCGCACGGCACGATGCTCTGCAGGTCGCCGCATTCGGGATCCGAGCCAGCGCACTTTCCCACGCTGATGATGTGCCAAGGCAGCCCGCTGGCCTCGCATGTGACCCGATCGGCGTCGGACGGCGTGGCAGGCGCATCGGGGTGGCTGTGCACCAAGGCCAGAACTTCGCCCTTATCCTCCGCCACGGCGTAGTCCTCGGCAGGCAGGATGAAGTGCTCGCTGGGAGTCGTCGCCACATTGCGGCAGGCAACGTAGGCCTCACCGCCGGCCGTAGCCACAATCAATCCGCAGCACTCGCGCGGGTACTCGGCCACGGCATGCGCCTGGATGGCCCGCAGGGTGGTTTGTTGCATGGGTATCGCCCAAAGAAAAGGCCCGCGCTGGGCGGGCCTTGTGGTGCTGCAGGTGCAGCGCGAAGGTGCAGATGGTGACCCAATCAACAGGTCGTCAGGTTCGCAACAGGCCAGCGGCCGGGAAGCCACCGTAGGGCAGCTCCTTGTCCTCCCCGAAGCGCAGCTTGCAGCCACGCACCAGCCCACTACATTGGTCACGCGCAGGGTCGTCAGTGGGCACGTCGTTGGCGTCGGCCACGGCCGGGCCGGTATAGCCGCAGTAAGGCCCACGATACCCGCCTCGAATCAGCCAGCCGCAGACACCGGCGATGATCTGTCGCCCAGGGAGCTGTTCACCGTTGAGGTCGATCGCGGTGGTCAGCTCGAACTCGACCGTCTCCTTGTCCTCGGAGGTCTTGCGTTCAATGAACCACACCTCGTCTGGAAAGTGCTCGTTCGGGTCCGCCATCGGGTTGCCCTCTGGGAAGTTCGCGGCATCAAGGAACTTCACCAGCGTCTGCCGGCGGACAACCTTTGCACCGACCAAGTCACCGAACATCAGGCACAAGGCGGTGATTCGGCCATCTATGTTGCTCACGGTGAGCTTGGGGGTAGGGGGCTGATCTCCGGTTCGGGCGAAACCCTCTGCCTTGATCGGCCAAGCGCCATATTCCTGACCCTGCCACCAGATCACGCCCGACTGCAGATGCTGGTGGAAGAACAGCCGATCTGCACCGAAGCTGGTGCAGTCCAGCTCATAGACCGTGACGCGGCCACCTGGCTCGAGCCGCTGGGCATCTGCGGTGATCATGGAGCACCGACCTCCGCATCCTCGGTTCGCTCGACCTCCGGAACGTCAACGACGACACGTACCGTCAGCAAGTAGACAATGTCCTTTGCCTCTCCGGTCGCCGGATCGGTACACGAGTAGAGCACCGCACCCGCCTCCTGCTGGATGGCCAGGCGGATGGTCTGTTCGTCGTTCTCGTCGCGGTACACGCTCGCGCGCCAGCCGGTAGCCAGTTTGATCCCCGGTCCAGCTACCCGGTACACACCAGTCGCGACACGAGCGCACGCGATACCCAAAGCATCAAACGAGCAACCGATGCTTGTGCCAGGAGCATGGTCCCCATCGAGCACGATCCCGCCATCAGGCTGGATGTTGAACGCTGCAGTGCAGGTGGGCTCCATGTTCAGGCTCTCTTGATGAAGTTGTTGGCATCCACCGTGGTGTTCCCTGCGTGCCATAGGTTGTTGCCACGGAAGCTGACGGCGGATCGCGTGATAGTCAGCACTTGGACGTAGCCCGAGTTGAAGAAATCGCCATCCTTCAACCAGACTTGGAGCTGAGATTCGAATCCGTTAGCTCCCGTAGGGACCAAGAACAGGCCGGCCAGATCGCTGTTGCTGGCGTTGTAGGACAGGGTGAGCTTGGCTCCGAAATCGTTCGTAGCATTCGCGTTGTGGAAAAAATTCGCGCGACGAACTGCCGTTCCGCCGCCTCGCATGACGAGCGTCCCCGTCATGGCGCCGGCTTCACCACCAGCCTTCGGAACAGCCGCCGCTGCTGCAGAACCAGCATTGGTCGCCTTCGTGTCCGCGGTGGCCGCAGCTGTGGCGACGGTACTGATCCGTCCGTCGAGGTACGCGTCGTTATCGTTGACCTTCCCGAAGGCAATCCTGGCTGGATCGCCCTTTTTGCCGTTCGGTTGGACGGTATCGATATTGATAGGTTGAAGCGCCATGTTCTCTCCTTACGGCTGGAATGTCTGTTCGAAGGTGCAGCTGATCCGCAGATAGCCTTCCAGCTCGTCCACTGCAGACAGCTTTGTGCAGCGGAACAGCGCTGTGGGTTCATCGGGCGGTGTCCAGAGGAACGACTCGCCCCGCTGCCGGCGCAGGCGCAGGAAGGCCTTTGCGTCACCCATGAGGTCTACCTCTCGGTGCCCCCAAAGCTCGAGGTCCCAGACCTGCTTCTCATTGTTGATGCCGTCTGGCGCTTCCTGCGTGTAGCCGTCCCCGAAAGCCACTGACCGGGTTAGAGCCTGGTACTCGACGCTGGGCTGCTTGCTGTATACGCGCCAACTGAAGGTTTCTTTCATAATTCACTGTTTCCATCTATAGCCCGCCAAAGCCGAAGCTACGAGGAGCGCGGCGCGATGCAACTTGCGGCGTCAGCGGCCTCTGTTACGCTCGCCGGACCCATCCCAAGAGAGCACGCGCCATGAAGTTGGTTCTCACCTCTTTCTCGATCTATCCGTCGACCGACGGCGGTCCGCCTTCCGTCGGTGCTGCGTTAGACGTCGTCTTCCCCAACACCGATTTCGGCATCCAGCACGCGTCTGGTGCCTTCGGGGTGACGTTCGAGCATCCGAGCCCGGAAGAACTCACGTTCCCCCAGGTAGAGCTGCTGGCCCGAGAGCGGATTCTTGCCATGCTGTGACGACAAGGGGCTCCAACTGGAGCCCCGTTCTCTCAACCGCCGTTCATCATGGCCCAGAGCACACCTTGCGGGCGCATCTGCTTAACCGCCCACTCGTTCGCCATTGAATTAAAGCTGTCGCGAACTTGTTGATGGGTGTTCGAGTCATCTCTTGAGATGTCGTCAGAGCTACTGCCGTCCTTGCTGACCTCGAAGTGGGAGTTGAACACAAGATTCACGTCACCAGGATGGCCTCCCCATCCTCTCGCAGCACCATCTCCCCCCGGCGAGCCACCTTGGGCATATCCGGCCAGGCCACGCCGCATGGCCTCGACAACAGCCACGCCACCGGCGCGTGCAACGTCCTGCTGCGACCAGACCACCTCGCCCTTGTGCACGACGCCTGCAGGTTCGTTTACGCCGCCGTCGCCGGTGTAGCCACCGGTGGAGTACCCACCGCCGAGCCGCATGTTCTGGAACAACTGGTTGTTGATGCTGCTGGTGCCGGCGGTGACTGCCTGGTTGCCCGCCGCGGTGACGCCGCCGCCACCCCACGCACTGGCCACCGCGTTGACGATGCCCATGATTGCCTGGCGCGCCGCGATCCTCGCCAGATCGGCCAGAACCGACTTTGTCAGGTCTGAGAAGCTCAGTTTGCCCGTGGTGGTGAACTTCACCCAAGCGTCTTCGAAGCCGCCAATAACCGTGCCAACCACATCACCCATCTGCTGAGCTGCGTTGCTGGCCTGCTGCTGATAGTTCGCCCACGCCGCGCTCGCGCCAGCCAGCCAATTGCCCTCGGCCTGCCGCAGTTCGTCGTACCCGTCCTTGATCAACTGCAGGCGATCAAGCGTCTTGGACAGCAGCTGTGCCCTTTCCGCTTCGAACGTTTCCTGATCGATCTGGCCAGCGTTCATCTGTAGCTGCAGCTCACGCAGCTTGTCGGCCTGATCAGCATAGGCGTCGTTGATCCTCTGCTGAATCTCGTACTCTCGATCGCCCATCCCAACGCGCTGTGCTTGCGTCGATAGTTGCCGCTGAAGCGCCTGGTTGCTCGCATCGAGCGCGTTGGCGTACGACGCGATGACATTGGTCCTCGCCTTGGCCGCCGCGGTCTCTTCTGTCGTTAGAACCTGGAGTGCCCCTGCGCCCTCTGTGCGGACCTTTGCCAGGCGCGCCTCCAGATCGCCAATCTGCCGGTTTACGTTGATGGCGTCCTTTCCGCTCACGGCCTGCTTCTGCAGGAACGAGATCTGCTGCTCCAGCGACTTCGCCTGGGCGTCGGTTCCCTTCTGCACCTGCTCTCGCATGCGGCTGTAGTACTCGGCAGCGGTGATTTCACGTGCTGCGAACTGAGCCCTGAGCAGCTGGGTGCCCGCCGCAATCTGCGCTTGTTCCTCCAGCAGGTCGTCCTTGTATCCCTGCAGGCCGGCTGAGCGTGTTGCAGATCCGGTGCCGCCGCCGGCCTTCGGCTTCTGAGCATATTTCTTCTCGACCGCGGCTACAGCTGCGGCACGCCGCTCTTCGATTGCCTTGACCTCTTCGACCAGGCCCGCCGCCTCAGCCCGACGTCGGACCGCATCCGCCTGACCATTGATTCGCGCGATCTCGTCTTTCTTCTTCTGCTCCTTGGTCGCCTGAGCGTCGATGATCGCGTCCTGCTGCTGCACGAACTCTGCGCTTGCGTTCTGAGCGGCCTTAACCTCGGCGTCCTTGCGTTCCTTGATCAGGTCGGTGGCCAGCGCCTTGATCTTCTCCGACCGGTTCTTGATGGACTCTTGCAACGCCGCCAGTGCAATCGGATTTCGAGCCAGTGGCAGGCCTCGCTGGGTGCCATTGGCAAGATCGTTCAGCTTCGCCAGCTCCCGCTGGTTCTCTGCAACGAGTTGCTGCATCTGGGCTGCTGCAGGCCCGAGGCCCACGTTCGCCTGCATCGCCGACCACGCCTTCGTTGCCTCTGCCCAGAGATCCTTGAAACCGCGGATCACCGGGTTCTGGCTGGCGCGGACCCTGGCGAGGGCCATCACCGTTTCGTCGGCCGCCGCACGGGTGATCACTGTCACCGCGTCCTGGTTCCGGCCCTGCTCCTGCAATGCCTTCACCTGCTCGTAGAGGGCCACGGTCATAAAGTTGACCTGCTCGTTGAGCTTCTGGACGTTCTTGACCGGATCCTCAGCCAGCTTGCCGTACATGGCGACCGTGTCTTCCACTGCCTGCCCGCTGAGCTCCTTCATGGCCACCGCTGCTTCGGCCACGGCCAGCAGATTCTTCTCGGCAATTCGCCCATTCGCGCCAATCGCCAGCGCTGCCTCTTGGCCAGCACCAGCGGATACCTGCAGGGCCTCGCTGGTGCGCTGCCCCAACGTCACGAGCGTCAGGGTGGTTGCAGCCGCCTCGTTACGGGACAGCACCAAGGCCTTCGTATAGGCCTGAGCCTGCTGCTCGGCGTCGTACCAGGCGTAGACCAGCACGCCGACAGCCGCCGCCGCGACGGTGTACGGCGTGACCATTCCCAGCAGCGCCGATGACACGCCCTTCAACGCGGGCTCGACACCGCCGAAGCTGTCCTTGATCTGGCCACCCTGCTGCACCAACACCGTGAAGAATGGCATGCCACCCTGCAGACTGGTGAAGATGTCGGTGAACTGCGCCGGCAGCTGGCGCATTGCCTGCGCCGTTTGCCCGGCCGCGACCCCAAGCTCTGTGATGTTGTTCTTGGTAGGAAGCGGCCTGGCGGCCTCCGTGCGCACCTCCCGGAGCTGGCGCGTGAGCACACCCAGGCCCTGCCTGATGTCGGCCAGATCCGCGCTGATGCGGACGCGCAGATTTGCAGATGGTTCAGCCATTGGTCGAGGTTCCTGATTGCGGCGGTGTGCCCGCCTGGCCGCGGAGGGCGGCCAAGTACATCTGCCAGTCCGATGCCGGTGCGGCCATGGCCATGCGGGTGGCCACTGCGTATTCGGCGACGCGGTCGCGGTCGTCCTGGGCAGCTGCAGCGGTGAAGCCACGCAGCTGCGCCAGGGTGTAGGTCATCACGTCGGCCCGGGCATGCCCGTGGGCGATCAGGTACTGGACGAGGTCGGCGAGTCCGAACCCTCGTCCGCCTGGAGCTTGGCCTGCAGCAGCAGCCGCCGCAGGCGATGGGCGAAAAAATCCCGGTTCAGCCCAACCACTGCATCCAGCAGGTCGGCGACCTCTTCCAGGGTTCCCCCTGCGATCCACTCGGCGTCGCGGCCGGTGGCCACCGCCAACGCGGCGGCGATCTCGGCCCCATCCTGCTCGAGCAGGTCAAGCAGGATGGCGCCAACGGCTGCCCGCTCCGAACCATCGACCGCGCCGGCCATCATCGCCACCCGGGCAATGATGGTGCGGCTGGCCGTGATGAACGGGCCGATCTGCTGCAGGCGCAGCGGCCCTACAATCAACTTCTCGCCACGGAAGGCGACCGTTCGGGTCGGCGGGGTAATCACATCATCGTCGGCCACGGTTTACTTCTCCTGCTGCCAGTAGAAGTAGGCGGACTTCTCCGGCCCGGTTGCCTTCGAGGCGTCCTTGACCAGCGCACCCGGCACGCTGCCGGCGCCGAACTCGTTCCCGATCAGCCCCATGCTTTCGATGACGCCGCCGGTCACCTTGTGCGCAACCAAGCGCACCATCTTGCCGCCGCGAGCTTCGTTGGCACCGTAGAACTGCATCTCGTAGAAGGTCTGGGCGGTGACGGCAGCCTCGACTTGTCCCAGCTCGCCGTGCTGATAGGTGACATTAATGTTGGCTGCGCCACCGACGGGCGCAGGGATGGTGGAATCGGCCGGGATGAAGAGCATGCCCCGCTCGAGGCGGAAATCCTTGCCCGCTTCATATTCAGTCGTCCCGGCCAGGTTCTCGACGGTCGTGATGCTGCTGGCAAGACGGGACAGGGGCACATACGAGCCCCTGGCGGCAACCACCGGCTCATCAGCGACGCTTGCCGCTGCAACCGCGCTGGCCTTGCCACGGGTGGCGCGCGCGAAGTTTTCCGGGTTGAAGTCGTGGAAGGTGTAGTTCAGGTTGTAGCCGGTCACGCGATCGACGCGGTTGGCGGTGCCACCGCCCGGGTTCTGGTAGTCGGCCAGTTCGATCGTGTTGGTCTGCGGCGCGATGGCGAACGCCGACACGTTGCCTACTTCGAGGAACTGCTCATTGCTGCCCCACTTGCGGATCAGGACGATGCCGCTGCCCAGGTAGCTGTAATCTTCGGCCATGATGGCTCTCCAGTTGGGTTGCCGCTGAGCGGCGGGTCATTTCTTGGGGATGTGGGTCTGGTAGGTGATCAGCACGCCGACCCAGCCGGCGCTGGCCTTCTCTGGCATCAGCGGCTCCATGCCGACATAGACCGGCACCTGGATGCCGTCGGGGAAGTTGCGCGCTGTCTCGCGGCTGTCCATGGCCGCCTCGACGTCGGTAATCAGGTCGTCCAGCTTCCGCTGGTAGCCATCGGTTTCGGCGGGGACCTTGGCGATGACGCTCACGGTGGTCAGCCGATGCGTGTTGACCTTTGACGGCGTCTCAGCCCGCTGCTGCTTCTCGATGACAGCCGTCAGCACCGCGAGAGTGTCCTGGTCGCCCGGCGCGGGCTCGAGCGTCCAGCCTGCACCGGCATCGGTCAGGTAGCCGTTCTCTGTGCTGATCAGCTGCAGCGTTTTGCCCATCGCCAGCAGCAGCTGGCGACGTGGGCTGGAAATGGCATCAGGCACTGGCCACCTCCCACACCGCCGTCGACTCATCGGCACGGATCTTCTGGACCAGCTTCAGCCGGCGACCGGTGCCGTCAATGCGCACCACGCCCCCAGTTCGCGGGGCAACCTCAGCCAGCTGCAGGGTGATCCGATCAATGGTGGTGGCGATCGGTGCCACGTCGTCCGCTGTGAACTGCTCAACGCCCTCGTCCAGCATCACCGTGCACTGCACCTCCGCGTCTGCGCCCGGTGCCAGGTAGTGAGCTGCATCGGCCACGCCGGCGGCACGGAAGGCACCGAATGCGACTGCATCGAAGGCCTGCATGAATGCTTTCTGGTTCAAGGCAGTGGCCTCGCTGTATCCATGGCCTTCTCCAGTTCACGCTTCAGGAAGAACGGCATCAGCCGCTTCCAGGTGTCCTCGGCCATGCCGAAGATGTCGTAGCGCGGGCTGTAGGCGGCTGTGTTGGTGAAAATGAAGATGGAACGGACGCCAGAGCCACGACCGATCCGCTCGTAGATACCGGGCCGCAGGACGCCGCGGCGCTTGGTGATGACGAAGTACTCGCCATCCCGGTTGTTCTTCTTGCCTCGCCTACGTTTCCGGCTGACGTTGGTCTGGTTCTGGTAGCTGTCCCGCTGCGCCCCCAGCTGGGACAAGATTTTCGTCACCTGCCCAGCCGGCACGTTGCCGAACTGGTTGGCCTGGGCGCCCCGCCCCATCACTGCGAACTGGGTCGGCGACAGCAGACCTCGGCTCTGCAGCAGCCGCTCGAATCCCTTCCGGCGACGTTGCCCACCCTCGACTTCTGCCAGCAGGTACTTCGCAGGCGGCGTGCCCTTGAAGGCCTCGTCCCGGATGTAGATTTCGGCGTACGGCTGAGCCTTGGTGGCCTTTCGGTATTGGGCCGCGTTGGTGGTCAGCGGCGTGGGGCGATCGAACACGCGGGGCGCTTGGCGCTTCCACCTCTCGCGGATCTCGTAGGCCACCTTGTTGGCGGCCTGCGAGGCGGCGAACGGAAGCTGTGACTGCTCCAGTTCCGTGAGCTGCCGCCCGAAGGCATTGTCGGGGTCGACCCCGATCCTGATCTGGGCCATACAACCTCCTGCCCGGCCCGCCGAAGCGGGCCGGGCCATAGCCGCTTACTTCGAGCCGGCCTTCAGGCGGATCACCGCATCCGGGCGGGTGTTGATGTTCAGCGGGTTGGACTGGCTTTCCAGCTGGATGCCCTTGTTCATGCGCATCGGGGCGGTCTTGGTGTAGTACGGCAGGCCGATGCCGCGCACCGTTTCCAGGTAATCCGCCGGCGCGAAGCGGGTCAGGAACATGTCCGGCACACCCAGCGGGAACGCGATGGCTTCGCCGTCGGCCAGAGCCAGGTCGCCACCGGTGTTGCCCTGCAGCTCTTCGAAGGTGATATCGCCGAACACGAAGCCCTTGCGGACGTCATCGCGCAGCGCGGCACCGTCCTGCCAGCGCTCGTAGGCCTTCTGTACTTCCGGGTGGTCGGTCAGGGCGTCGAAGAAACCGGCGCTGCAGAACACATGGATGCCGGTGTACGGGATGCCGCCCAGCTTGTCCTCGATCGCGCGCTTGATGGCCATGCACTTGGCGCGGACCTTGGTGGCATCCTTGTTCAGCTCCATGCCGATCACGGTCTGGTCGACACCGAACTCATCGTAGAAGTCGATGATGACCGAGCCGTCGGCGTCGAGCAGCTTGCCCTGCAGCGCGCCCATGCGGTGGTACTCGATGGTGAAGTCCAGGTCCCGCTTGTGCACCACCTGCAGTGCGTTGACCACGGCGGCGACGTTGTTGCCTTCCGGGTCGGCCGGGTCATACACGCCCAGCAGCTGGTCAGCCATGACCGTCGAGTTCTGCGGCAGGTGGGTGGTTTCCAGCAGCTTCACCTTGCCGCGCTCCAGTCCCTTCGGCTGGCCGGGCGCACCACGCGGAACGTTCGGAACCAGCACCAGCTTGGTCCCGTTGATGCCAACCTTGACGATGGTGGTGCCCACCAGGCCTTGTTCCTGGAACAGGCGCATATCGGCGAGGCGGGTGGAGATGCGCGGCAGGTTGTTGATGTAGGCGTTCAGGGCATCGAAGCTCAGCACGCCCAGCGCCAGGAGGGTCTGCAGATCCATGGTGTTGTCTCTCTTGAAAGGGGATACGAAAAGGCCCCGCCGAAGCGGGGCCAGGAGTCAGGCGGTGAAGGCGCGCCGGGCGTCAGCCGCCGGCGGCGATGGTGATGGTTTCCGTGGTTGCCTCGGCCAGATCAGCGGCGGTCACCTTCAGGGTGTAGTCGCCGGCGGCGCTCAGCGTCGCGGCATCCCAGGTGATGATGCCGCCGACCGCGGCCTTAGCCCCGCCGCCGGTCAGGTTACCGGTGCCGGTGGCTTTGGCCAGGGTGGCGCTGACCGTACTGCCGGTCACCAGCGCGCCGAAGACGTCCTTGACGTGGACAACGATCGGGCCCAGCGCTTCGCCGGCGGTGCCGGTCAGCGGAGTCGAGACGAACACCAGGTGATCAGCTGCATTCGACGCGATCGGCTGCTGGGTCCAGCGGGTGATGATGCCCGACTCAGCCAGGCTCAGCGCGGCCAGCAGCTTCTGGTCAGCAGTGACGCCGCTGGCCCACACCAGCTTTTCGCCGAACACTTCGGCGTCGCGCGCGATCGCGGCACCCTTGACGGCCAGTGCTGCGGAATCGGCGCCGGTGTCGACCGGGCCGTACAGCACCTTCACCGCGTCCGTGCCGTTGGCGGCAACGGTGTTGTCCGCCTTGAGCAGGGTGCCGGCGGACAGCATGCCCTGCCCGGCCGGCAGACGGATCAGTTCGCGGCTGCGCTCGCCGCCCGCTTCGGACAGCAGGAATTCGCCGGTACGGGTGCCGGCCAGGGAAATTTCCATCGTCAGTTTCCTCGGTTCTTGTAGATGTGGTTGGGGTTCAGCTGCGCCTTGATGTCGGCGGCGCGTTGGTCGACCTTGGAGGCCGGGTGTGCGGTGATGACCTGGGTGCTGCGGCCTTCCTCCGCCTTCATCGACAGCAGCTGTGCACGCACCGTGTCGAGGTCGGTGTTCTTCTCGATGAAGCTGGCCGCGAGGGTGTCATCGCCACGCAGTACCGCGGCGCACGCGTCCTGCACTGCGGACGCATACTCGATGGCGCTGGCAGCCGGCTCGCCCTCCTGCGGTGAGCGACGCAGGAGGGCGACCGCGAGCTCCGACGGCAGTTCGCTGGATGCGATTGCTGCTGCCAACGCTGCTGCCGGGCTCTCCACGACAGCTGCCGCGGGTGCTGGCGCGGCCTCGGGCGCCGGGGGCACTGCCGCTGCCTCCGGCTCATCGTCAGAGTCGGGGTTGCCCGGCGCAGGCGGCGGTGCCGCTTCGCCCGCGCCGAGGTGCGCGATCAGGTCGTGCCAGGTGCCGAGCCGGGTAGCAAAGCCCATCGCCACCGCGGCCTGGCCGCGGTAGCAGGCCGCCTCGGTGGCGCGCACGGTCTCTGCATCCATGCCCAGATTCCGCGCCACGGTGTCCACGAACATCGAGCGCATGTCCTCAAGATCGGCCATGGCCTCGGCGTGCGCTTCCTCGCTGAGCGGGAAGTTCGGGTTGAAGTCGACCTTGCGGGCGCCGGCGAACAGCGGGGTCACCTTCAGGCCGATCTGGGCGTTGTTGCCGCTCCAGTCGTGGTGATAGCAGACCACACCCACCGATCCGACCCCGCCGGTGCGACTGATCCAGATCTCATCGCACGCCGAAGCGAGCGCGAAACCAGCCGAGTACGCATGGTCATCGACCAACGCGTACACCGGCTTCCGGCCGCGCGCTTCGAAGATGTGGTCGACCAAGTCGAAGCAGCCGGAGGCCATACCACCCGGAGTATCCAGCCGCAGGATGATGGACGTCACAGCGTCGTCGTTCAGCAGTTCGTCGAAGGTGTCCCGCACCGCGGCATAGCTCACCGGCCCGGGGCCGCTGGCGCCGGGCATCGGCCGGTTCACCATTGCGCCGGACAGGTTGATCACACCGATCAGCTTCTGGGCAACGCCTACCGGCTGCCCATCGGGTCCGGACACTTCGAAGCGGTCAGCCTTCAGCACGCTGTCGTCGCTGGTGACCTTCCCTTCCAGATAGCCGCCCACAAGTGCCTCGCCGATGGTCGGCTGCACCAGCAGGGGCTGATTGAGAACCGCGGCAGCGAGCGAGGCCACCACGGGCGCACGGCTGCCGCGACCCAGCATTCGGGCCAACAGGCCAGGCTTACTCGTCATCGTCATTCCCTTCATCGTTGTTGGCGCCAGGGGCGCCGGGTTTGTCGTCCTGCCGGGCACCGGAAGCATTCGTACGCCTCGGGTCGCTGTCGTAGCGAAGCCCGGCCGCGTCAGCACGTTCGTTGTCCAGCGCCTGCTCGGCATCGACCTGTTCGGGATCCTCGCCAGCGCTCAGCACCACCTTGCTGCGCGACTTGAAGCCCGCGCGTACCGCCTTGAGCTCAGAGGTCACGTCCTGCACAGGGTGGCTCCAAGGCCAGCCCTCGGGCACCCACAGGGTTTCGGTCACGTCATCACGCAGGGCGGCGTAGCGCGGCACCTTCAGCAGACCCGACAGCACCGCCTGGTCGATGAAGGCATCTCGCACCCGCTGGCAGAACATCGGGATCATGAAGAGCCATTGGTCCTGCTCGATCACCCGGCGGAACTCGTTGAGAATCAGACGCAGCGCGCGGTCGGAGACGTTGCGCAGGTCGCCGGTGAGCACCTCGTAGGGCACGTCCTGGCTGGCACAGATCGCCAGCAAGTGTCCGCGCAGGAACTCGGCATAGTCCGAGCCGGCGCTGGGTGGATTGGCGAACTCGATTTTTCGGCCCGGAGGCAACTCCTGCAGGGTGCCGGGCTCAAGGCCTCCGAGTGCCGTCCCATCCGCGTCCTCATCGGTGATCAGGTCTCCGACGGCATCGCCCTCTTCCCCATCCGCGTTGGCAGCGGTGGTGATGAAGCCTGCGAAAAGGTTGGCCAAGGCCTGGCGTTCCAGCACCGCATCATCGAGGCGGTCCAGGTTGAACATACGCAGCAGGGCCGGCGCCGAGCCCGGCACGCCCCGCATCGCACCCGCACGGTTCGGCCGGTACAGGTGCAGCACCTGCTCTGCCGGCACGCGCACCAGCTCGTTGCCGTTGACGGTCAGCTGCAGGTCGCCGGGGTGCTCCCGGTACATCCAGTAGGCAACGCGGCGGCCGATGCTATCGATCTCGATGCCCTGCCGGATCACGTTGCCGTTGCTGGCCACGCCGTTGTAGTGCTGCGGGCACTGCTCCGATTCGATCAGCTGCACCTGCAGCGGCACTGGCAAACCATCCTCCGGCCGCCGGTACCGGATGCGGGCGAACACCTCGCCAGCCTCCTTCCATTCGCGCCAAGCCAGCGCCTGCAGACCTTCCCACACCAGCACGCCATCGGCATCAGCGAACTTGCCCCAGCGGGTCCACAGCTTGGTGAGCTTCTTCTTGTGGTCCTTCGTACCCCAGACGGGCTTGGCTTGGATGCCAGTGGCGATGCCATTGGACACGCTCTTGTTGAGCGCACTGACCATCCACGGGTCATTCCGAGCCAGATGCCGGGCGCGCGCCAGCAGCGTCGGAAGGCCCAGCAGTGACGCGTTGGGCCCGAGTGACGTCGGCCGGAAGGTCCGGAGGCGGCGGCCGTTGCCGGCGGCGCGATAGCTGCTCTCGGCTGTATCAGACATTGCCGGTCCCCGATTGGTAGAGGCGCACGATGCGACGACGACGCGGCGCACCTGCGGCTTGGCCCAGCTCGTCGCGCATCTGCTTCAGCAGGCGGCGCATTTCCACCAGGCTCTGGTAGGTCACGGTGCGGTCGGCATATCGGACGCTCAGCACGCCGGCCGCGATCGCGGCCTCCAGTTGCTCGACTTGCTTGTTGGTGAATGCCATTTCAGCGTCCCAGGTACTTGCTTCGGATGACGCGGCGGGTGCGCGTGCGCGGCATTGGCGCAGGCGCGATGTCGTCTGCCCTCACGTCAGGGTTGTCGTCCCACGGCGCGGCCCATGCCGGCGGCGCGGTCCAGTTGATGGCCGGAACCTTCAGCCACAGCGCCATGCCCTCGGCATAGCCGCACAGGTCGAACGCCTCATTGCGCCGCTTTGCTAGGTTCTCCCAGCCCTTTGCCGTCCGCGATTCCGCTGTCAGCTCGGCATAGAAGGCTTCCGGCAGCCAGTCGGGGAAGTGGTAATAGCCCGGGCCAGGCTCGGCCCGCTTCACGTTGGCGTCTACGGTGTCCTTCAGGCGATCGACGTTGAGCAGCAGCTGCGGCACATCGCCCTTCGACCCTGATTTGCGGTCCCGGCGCTTGCTGCTGTCCGGGAAGGTCTCGCGGAACAGCCCACCCTCGCGGCGCGCATCGCCCTTGATCAGCCTGACCCTAGCGTGCAGCTTCCGAGCCTTGAGCGAGCGCCAGAACTCCAGCGCGCGGACCGAGGTGCCCGACTTGCCACCCCAGTCGATGCCCACGGCGTGGACCGGCATGCTGCGGCCGGTGGCGTCGTCCAGCGGGTAGCGGCGGCAGATGACCTTCTCGACCAGGCGTTCCCAGTCTTCCAGATACTTCGGCGGATCCAGCGGCAGGAAGCCGCCCGAGCCATCCTCGCGCTTGGACGTGCGCAGGGTGAAGGAATCCACTACCCAGCGCTCCAACTGCCCGGATTCGCCGATGCCGAAGCCCAGCACCAGCACGACGAAGCGGTTGGCCTGAACGTCGACTTCCCCAAGCAGGAATCGAACACCAGCAGGCACTGCACCAGCCGGCCAAACCTCGGCGCGCTCCTGCATCTCGTTCGGATCGCTGGCCGATCGCGCCGCCATCGGCACGTAGTTGATCGCCCCGTCCACGTTGTGTGTGGTCTTCAGGGGCCGCTCTTCACCGGTGGTGGCGAAGGTGCGCAGCGCCTGGAGGTAGCGCTCGATCAGCGATTCCCAGGACTGGTAGGACGCTGCGACACCGCCGAGCCAGTAGCTAGCAATGCGCGCCTCCGGCCGTTCACCAGTGACCGTGCCGTCGGCGTGCACGACCTGGCCCTCCGCAGCCCAGACGCCGCTGCGGTTCATCCCATCCTTCCACCGGTGCTGCAGCCCCACACCGCAGTGCGGGCAGTGCAGCAGCGAGTAGTGCCGGGCCATCTTCTGCACGTCGTCCAGCACGACCCGCTCGAGCAGTTCCTCCATCGGCGGCAGCACAAAACCGTCATAGCCAGGCGCAGCCTGAAACCGCTCGCCGCACTCCGGACAGGGCCAGTACCAGCGGCGCCGGTCACCGCGTGCATACAGCGCGGCGATGCCGGCGGCCGGTGGTCCTTGGTGCGGGTGCAGTGGTTTCCAGGCGCCGTCGGCGTAGTCCGTTGCCGGGCTCGATTCGGCCACCACCATGCCGGCGGACATGTAGGTCTGCGTGCGCTTCAGCCCCAGGCCGAAGCACTCATCGATCGTCAGGTCACCGGTGTAGTTGTCCACGTCCGTCATCAGGACGTCGTGAATGTCCTTGCCTGACAGCACCGACACCGACGGCCACCCCATGCGCAACGACATTCCCGACCGGAAGAACTTCAGCAGGATGTTGTCGTCGTGGGCGCGCGGGCTCAGCCGGGAGCGAAGCTCCGGGCTGGCTGCGATGCTGCGGGCGATACGGGTCTTGCTGTAGTCCTCGGCCGCATCCTTGGACATCTGCACAACCATCGCGTCGGCCGGGTTGCAGGTGATCAGGTAGGCCAGACGTGCATCGATCAGCGAGATGGTCTTGCCCGACCGCGCTGGCCCTACGAACACCACGGCCTCGTAGTGGCGGCTACCGGTCGTATCCAGCGGCTCGACCATGTAGGGCGTGGTGTCCGGATCCCAGGAGCCGGCGGCGCCAGCGGCATTGGCCACCTGCAGCACCCTCGCACCTTCGCTCACCCTGATGCGGCGCGGCGGCCGGATCATCTCGGCAACGCCTTGGCGCACGCTACGCGCTGTCGCGTACGTCGTCATCGGTGATGCCCTCGTACATGGATTGCCGGACGCGATCGCACTCGTCCTGGACCTTGACCACCTGCTCTGGGGTGAGACCTGCCTTGCGCTCGAGCACGTCAGGCAGCGTGTCGAAGAACTGCACGACCTTCTTCACCAGCTCGGCGTAGTCGGCCTCGACCTCTGCTGCCGGCACCAGTTGCCCGATGGTCGACTCGACCTTCAGGCGTTCGTTCTCCGACTGGTAGTAGGCGCGTCGCTCCATCGGCGGCAGGTCGCGCGGATCGACCACGCCCTCCGCGCCGAACGCAGCGGCACCCGGATTCACCAGCGCCGGGGCTGCGTCGGCCAGGCGATAGACGTCGTGCCCGGCGCGCTTGGTAAGCGGCGGGACGCCGGCCTCCTTCAGGCGCTTGCTGGCCGTTCGGCGGTCCATCCCGAACTCATCCGCCAGCCTGGCCACGGACCAGCCTTTGGTGAATTCGTGGATGTCAGCCATGTTCTACCCGATGCACAGCCTATTCAGGCCCGAAAGTGCGGTTTCTCCCGGCAAAAACCGCCAAAAGTGAGGCCTGTGGTGGAGCACCCTAGAGGCCGAAATACTGTCTTTTACCGGGGTCCGAATTCCCCCCGGTAGCTGTGGATAAGCCCCGGGGCCCCCGTCCACCGTGAAACGCGCGCGTGAAACGATGTCAGCCGCCGCCCGTGCCGTCCGCTGCCGGCTTCCCCTGCACCTGGTCGATGACGTCGAGCTGCGCCTCGTACTGCAGCAGGCAACGCTTCCGGCCGTTGCTGACCTCGAATACGGCGGACGGCGCCGCCTCCTTCACCCACTTGCAGCGCTTGCGCAGTTGGGGATCGATCGGGACGTAGGTGGCCACAGGCAGGGTGATGACGGCCGCCGGCGGCGGGTTCGGCTTGGTAGGTGCTGCCTGGCACGCGGCCAGAAGGGCAGCGGTAGCAACCACGATGACGCGCATGTCAGTACCCCTTCAGTGCCGGGCAGGCGGAATCGAGCAGCTCCAGTGCTGCCTTGCAGGTGTCGGGCCGTTGCTCATAGCGACCGCGCCAGGTGGAAGCCTCCTTCTCCGAAGCCTCGACCTTTCCCGCCAAGGCCCGCAGTGCCTCAGCACTCTCGTCCCGGAGGGCTTGCAGCTTCTCGGCTTCCGCCCTCAGTGCGGCGGCGACCTCGGCCAGACGCTGATCGCGGCTGTCCACGTCGGCCTGCAGGCGAGCAGCATCGGCCTGCCAGTCGGCCCGGACCTTGACGACCTGAGCGCTCAGGTCGCGGATCTTCTGCTCCTTCTCCCAGGCAGTAAGACCGGAAACCATGCAGCCGAAGGCAAGCACCGCACACACCAGCTTGACCTTGCTGCCGGGCTTACTCAGCCACTGCAGCGCGTCGGCAGCGGCGCCTACGATCAGCGTCCACAGCGCGCGAAAGAAACGAATCAGTACGCTCATGGCTTATCGCCTCCGATCGCACCGGTGGCTCGCTCCACCATGCGCACGTAGCCGGGCAACAGCCGGCGGATCAAGACGCCCGACAGGCCGGCCAGGGGCAGCTGCGGGGCGCCCGCCAGCGCCGGCCAGATGGATGCTGCAACGGCGATGACCCAGGCGGCCACGATCGCGTAGGCCACGACCGCGACAGCCAGGGCGGCCCAGCGCGCCGCGGTCTGCAGGAGACGATGACCGCGCCGGCGGCTGGCGTCAGCGGCCACCCGTTCCGCGTCCTTCTCCGGAAGAAGCAGGACCCCGATCAGCGCTCCCGCCATGGCAACCAGCAGCACGGACTGCGGTACGCCAAGGATCACCCGTTCGGCCTCACGCAGCGCGTCGGCTGTCGCCGGCGCCACAACAGCCGCGGTGAACGTCCCGACGATGGTTTTCAGTGTGCTCACGGGCTCAGTCACGGCACCACCGTCCCGCCGGCCTTGCGGTACACGGCCAACAGGTCGGCAATCTTGTGTTCGTGCTGGCCGTAACCAGCGCCCGGCAGGCTGGCCCAGATGTTGCTGACCGCCTTGATGGCCTCCGGGATCTTGCCCGCCTGGATCAGCGGCAGCGCGCGGCGCTCACGGATCTGCTGCAGCGCAATCAGATCCTGGCTCAAGGGCGAAAAGTCCTTGAGGCCGAGCGTCTTCTTGTACGCGTCGTAGTAGCGCCGCAGCAGCTGGTACCGGCCTGCCGCAGTGGACTGGATCTTGAGCTTCGGAAGGTCCACCAGCACGCGAGGATGGTCGGCGTAGCCCCGGAACAAGCCACCACCGACCAGCACGTCGTAGCCGCGGTCGTTCGTGGGCTGCCTGCCGTTGTCCGTCCCTTCGGACCAGGCCAGCATGTCGAGAAAGGCCACGACGTTCACGCCGCCAGCCTGTTGGGGAGTGATCTGCGTCATTTCGGTTCCTGCAGAGGTTCAGCCCAGCCGCGTAGGCGGAGCACGGTACCCAGCCAGACCCGATGCCTGACTAGGTTGTATAGATGAGCTCGCTCCGCGCAACGCCTTGGCCACCACCCACGGTGTAGCGGATGGGCACGCTGACCCGACTGAAGCGATCGAACAGCGCGCGCATAGCGGGGTGATCGTTGATAGTCAGGATTGCCCGGCCTTTGAGCTGGCTCATGGTTTCAGCCAACAGCTCGTACTGATCCATGCCGAACTCGCTTCCATAGCCCGTGGTCTCCCAATACGGAGGGTCGAGCAGGAACAACGTTTCGGGACGATCGTACTTCTCGATGCACCGCTGCCAAGTCAATTGTTCGATCACCACCCCCTGCAGTCGGAGGTGCGAATCACTCAGATCCTGTTCCAATCGGAGCAGGTTGATACGTTTTGCCGCCGTCGGGCCAACGCCCAGCGACTGCCCGTCCACCTTTCCACCGAAGCTCAGCTTCTGCAGGTAGTAGAACCGCGCGGCACGCTGGATATCAGTCAGCGTATCGACGTGCTGCAGTTGGGCCCACCGGTACATCTCCCGGCTCGTAAGGGACCAGCGGAAGTGCCGAACGAATTCGTCCAGGTGGTTGGCCACCACGCGGTAGAGTCGAACCAGCTCGCCGTGCGTGTCATTCAGGACTTCAATCTTGGCCGGTGCACGCTCGAACAGCATGGCGGCGCTGCCAGCAAAGGCTTCGACGTAGCAGGTATGGGGCCGCTCGTTGATCAGCGGCAGCAGGTGCTTCGCCAGGCGTGTCTTACCGCCCGGCCATGGGAACAATGTCTTTGTCTTCAAGTCTCAACCTGTGCGACATTCGTTAAGCAAACTGCGCGCGCTCTCCGGAGAGCGGCAGGGCTTAAGCCAATGGCACGCGGGCGAAACGCGTGTACTGCGGCGGCGCCTGGGTGCTTGCAGGCATCCAGGCGCCGCTCTGTTTAGTGGTGGGGCGACGTGGAGTCGAACCACGCGAGTCACAGACGCCGGATTTACAGTCCGGCCCAGCGCCCATCTGGCAACCCGCCCCAGAAACGACGAACCGCAGGTGACTGGACCTCCCGAGTCCAGGCCTGCGGCCGTTGAGTGGAACGGATCGGAATCTCGCCCACGGTATCGATTGGACAACAATCCCGGTTCCCGCTGCAACTGCGGTAAGGTTCCTTACCGCATTCGCGCGAATGCGGTAAGTTTCGCGGCGACTGCGGTAATGTTCCTTAGCGTTTCGGCCTTCCAGTCCACATGGAGAAATTGACAGTGAGTGTTGCACTTGAAATCAACCGAGTCACGAGAGACGCATCTTTCACCCACGTCATCATGACGGACCAGATTGCTGCAATGGTCTATGACGATAGGGGCGCGAAAATCACTCTCTCCCTCAATACTGGTAAGGAATTCACCTACACATTTGCTTCAAAGGATGAGGCCGACGCGTTTTATGAAGAGGTGACCGAAGCGCTCAAGGCGAACGGTCACCACTTCGTAAACACCACAATCTGACCTTGTCTTGCAAAACCCAGGCCGCCGGCTCAATCCGGCGGTCCTTTCACCACTTTGCGAACAGCCGCACATTGAACTCCTGCCGGCCATCATCCAGCGCCTGACGCAACGTCGCGGTGGCGATGGCATAGACCCGCAGATATGCGCCCTTCCGCATTTTGGCCGCCTTCGCCGCATTTTGCGCCGCCACTTTCCTTTCCGGCCACACCAGGTCATTCACGGCATCCTGCAGCACAAGGCGCATCCGCCATCGGTCTGCCGGCTCGTCCATTCGAAGCACTGGCCCCGCGCCGTACCGCCGGTCCCATTGAATCTGCCGCATCACGCGCCTGGCCAACGACCGCCCCAGCGAGGCCAGTGACACGCCCTGCCCTCGCAGCGCCACGGCTACGACTGCCTGCTTTGCGACCGGATCCCGCATCAACCCCACAGCACCAGCAATATCGGCAGAGGTGAGCGGCTGCGTGGTTGACCGCCCGTCCGACGGTTCGCGGAAACTGCCGCCAACGAGCATCCGGGCAATCAGTTCCAGCGGGTCACGCTGCAGGGTTGGTTCCGCGGCCGGCAGCCGGCCGCGCGGTAGCCGTTCAACAGAAGGTGCCGGCACGGAATGGGGCCTGTGAGCCCAGTCTTTCGCGGCAAGGTCTGGGGCATCCGTGCCCACGTAGAGCTGTCCATACGCACCGCAGCGGGTGCAGACAACCTGCGCGGTCTGCCGGCTGCCGCTGCTGCCACGAACGCGGTTTCGCGCCTGGTCAAAGCCGCAGTTACCGCAAGCGGCCAGCGGAGCCCCTTGGGTGGCCAGACCGAGCATCAGGTCACCTCGCAGTTGCTGACCCAGCGGGACCGGCCGTCCTGCCAGACCTCCCACAGGCTGCCATCGACCTGGCACCTGATTGGCCCCTCCTTTCCTTCCAGGTACAAGTGGTGGGTTGCCTCATCCAGGCTGAGGAATTTGGGAATCATCGGGAGGTCTCCATGGTTGTAACGTTGGTTGTTTCTAGAGCCACGCCCTGCTGTTGAAGGAACTGCTGGGCCAGCGCGCGCAACTGGTTCTCGCCCACGTCCAGGCGCTCCACCAGGTGCTCCCCCGGGCTGCGCACGCCTTCGATCTGCTCCCGCTTCACCCCGAGCACGTCCGACACGATCGGGTCGCTGCCGCTGTCGGAGAGCAGGAAGTACGCCATAACCGGCTCGGTCTGCCCGTCGCGGTGGACACGGCCGATGCACTGCTCGTGGACACCTGGCGACCAGTCCAGTTCGCCGAACACCACGGTGCTGCATAACTGCTGCAGCCCGTCGATGCCCGCACCCGAGCGGAGGCTGATCAGCATCACCTGGCTATCGCCGCTGATGAATGCGTCTTTCGCTGCCTGCTTCTGGCTCGGCGACTCACTGCCGGTGTACATGACGGGGTTGTACGTAGCGAGCTTCTCCTGCCAGATGCTGTAAACCTCTCGGTGCCAACCGAACAGCAGCACCTTCTGGCCGCTCTCCAGCAGCAGCCTGACGAACTCGGCCACGTAGGGCGCCTTGGCCACGCCGGTCGCCTGCCGCAACAACCGGTCGAACTCGCCAGCGGCCTGCATCTTCTCGCCGCGGTACTTCTCGTTGGCCCGCAGAATGATCCGCGCCAGCGCCGCGGCGTCGCCGGTGATGGCGTCCAGAGCTTTGGCGTCGGATTCCACCTCGTGCGGGATCTTCGACAGCGCCGGTAGCTCACGCCCCACTTCCTTCCGGGTGCGGCGCAGCATGATCCCCTGCCGCCGCAGGTACTGGCCGAACTGCTCTGCGTCCTGCAGCTTGGCCTTCTCCCCGGGCGCGGAGATGCACCATTCTCGGAGGAACTCGTCATAGGTGCCCAGGCAGCCCGGCAGAAGCGGGTCGACCACATAGAAGAACTCGCAGCCGTAGTTGTAGATCGGGGTAGCGGTCAGGCCCATTCGGAGCCGCGCACGGCTGGCCAAGTGGCGGCAAGCGCTGTGGATGCTGCTGTCCGGGCTGCGCAGCTGCTGGCATTCCTCGAACACCACGTACTGCGCGATCTCCCCCAACGTCTCGGCCCAGCCCCGGAGCTTGTGGTAGCTGACCAGGATCACGTCCGGCAGCGTGTCCCACAGATCCTTAATCCTCTGCTTCGGCTGGCGCACGAGCGGGTACGGCGCACTCTTCCTGATGTGGTGCACGCGCAGCTGCGGTGCAAATTCGGCCAGCTTCTCCGGCCAGTGATTCGGCAGCGCCGCCGGGTACACCACCACGGCCGGCAGGTTGCCCGGCGCGGCCATCGGGCAGATGCCGGTGACCGTCTTGCCGAGGCCAAGATCGTCGGCCAGCAGCAGGCCGCCGCGGATGGACAGCTGCGCCCCCGCCACCCGCTGGTACTCCCGCGGCGGCTTGGCCAAGGTGAACTCTGGAATCTGAACACGGCCGGCCAGCAGTTCGGCCAGGCTGCGCTCCATGTCCACATGCTCGTCCGCCAGTTGCTGCAGCGCGCGCTGCGTGTCGGCATCCATCGACAGCGGGTATCGCTGGGTGAACCATTGCAGCTCCCGGCTGTTCTCCGGCGTGGCGGAGAGGTCGATGTGCTCTGCAGCGTGCTGGCGCACCCGGGGAAATACGCGCTTCATGCGCGCGCGGACCTGCGGCTCGCAGATCACCCGCCACGTGCTGCCCGCCGCGCTGTACAGGAGGGTTCCATAGGTCGTCTGCATCAGAGTGCCTGCCTCTTCAGGCGGATGATGTTGAAGGGCTTGCCCTGCCAGGCCGGCCGGGCCACGAGCGGGCGTTCGCCCCAGCGCTCGGTAGTAGCGAGCAGCACACCGCGCACCTGCGGCAGGCTGATGTAGCGCCCAACCTGCCGCAGGGCGTCGGCGAGCGAGCCCGCTATCTTCACCTCGATCACCAGGCCGTCGAGCCAGAAGTCCGCGCGGTTGCTGGCATCGAGCCGGTACTCGCGCACGTGGGCATGGCCGGCCTGGTCAAGAACGGTCGACAGAGCCTGGTGCAGCTGCACCTCAGAGCCGTAGCGATACCCGAAGCCGGCCAGTAGCCGACCAATACCCGTCAGCTGCAGCTGCTCTTCGATGGCGGTACCCGGCTTGACCGGCGTCACCTCCCTGCTCGCGACGATCACGCCTACCATCAGGGCACCTCCGGGCGAGCGGCGAGCATGGCGACGTAGCGTTCGCGGTTGTCAGGCGAGTAGTAGCCTCGGCCCATAACCTCGTCCCACAACTTCCGCATTTCGCGCAGCTGGGACTGCTGCTGCTCCGGCGAGTCCAGTCCGAAACCATGACGGAGGCACATTGCCATGCTCACCAGCAGCGCCTGGTCCGGATCATCGGGCGGCGTCCGGGCGGCGGCGATGGCGTTGATCGCGGCCCGATCGTTCCTGTCGAGGTCAGCACCGCATCCAACGTGATAGGCGGCCTCGTGCAACCCAAGCTTTCGCAGCTCGGCGTCCAGCAGCGCCCGCGCCCGCTTCTCGATGGCGTCCATCAGTGCCTCCCCTTGATTTCAGGAACCGGCTCAAACTGCTCATAGGTTCCCTTGAACCGGCCCAGGTGATCGCTGATTACCTCCATCCCGATCCCACCCATGCACGGAACATCAAGAACGGAAACGCGTGCGATCTCGCCCGCAAACAGGAGCACGTCCGGGTCTTCCTTCACCATGACCAATTGGCCCACGTGGAAAACGGTGTCCATCAGGTCACCTCAGCCGCCAACTGCAGCCCGGTCGCCGCGTCGGCCTGCGCCCAGGTCATCTGGTCCCGGTCGATGCTCTCGGCCAGCCGCGACAGCCCCTTCGCGGTCACCAGCACCTGCTCATGTACGCGCTCCCGCTCTCCGTCGGTGCGCTGGATGCACGCCTTGTGCGCCAGCACGCCCTGCTGCAGGCGGTTCTGGTAGGCGAGCCAGTTCTTGCTGCCGGCGCGGCGGTAGATCCAGCCGTGCTCGGACAGCCAGGCGAACAGCTGGCGCGGCTGCACCTGCAGCATCTTGGCCGCGGTGCTGATGTTGAAGGCGCCATCTGCTTGGGTCAGGCGCAGCAGCGCGCGGACCTGCGGCTCTTGGTACTGCACGCGCGCCTCGAGGATCTCGGCCTTCTCGCTGTAGGACAGCAGCAGCGCGCGCAGGGTCGCCGGATCGGTCAGCGCCTGCATCGGGTCGGGTGCCGGCGCGCCGGCCGCCAGCGCGTCGTAGGCGCGGATCACCTGCAGGCTGAAGCTGGGGCTGATCCACATGGCGTAGGCATAGACCAGCTCGCGCACCACGTAGCTGCCGCCGTAGCGGCCGGCCACCGAGTGCACGGGGTAAACCCGGGATTCCCCGGAGTTGACCAGTTCGGCTACCAGTTCTTCGGTCTGCTTCAGGCGCTGCCAGTCGCTGGGCTGGTGCCGCTTGGAGCCGCCGGCGGCCTGGTGCAGATCATTAAGGCAGAACCTGCCCACGTCGTCGCGGCGCACGCTGGCGCCGCCAATCATCATCGCGTTCAAGAGAACACCTCCGTTTTCCAGCCGCCGCCGTGGGCGCGCTGGACTGCCAGGAATCGGAACGGGTACATCTCAGCGGCCACCTTCACCTTTACGCGGGCGTCTTCCTCCCAGAAGCCCTTCACCTCGTGGGCCTCCAGGTCGCCGGCGGCCGTCATTACGAAAAAGTCGATGGTGAGGTGGGTCTTCTCGGCCAACTTCAGCTTCACGGACTCGAATCGGAACCATGCGATTTCGCCGGCGGCCAGTTGCAATGCCAGGTGCGCGGCATAGGCCTCTTCGGTCTTGTTCATCTCGCCGGGCACATGTCGGGGACGGCCGCGCGCGACCTTGCCTGCGGCGTTGCCGCTGCCGGAAGGCTGGGCTGCCGTCGGCGGCCGATAGGCGCGCGGCACGGTCGGCGCCGATGCGGCGGCGGCCGTGCTGGCCTGGCTCTGGACAAGGCGCCGCATGCCCTCCGGCATGTCCTGCGTGGTGGCGTAGCGCAGCGAGCGGCTGGGCGTCTTCTTCGGCGGCATCAGGCGGAAGCCTCCGCAGCGCCCCACACGCGCATAGCGCGCTGGCGGAATGCGTCGAACTCCTGCCGGGCCCGCTGCTGCGCGGCCTGGTGCTCACGGTCCATCTGCTCGAGCATGCAGTCGAACTCGACGTTGAGCAGGCCCATCAGCTGTTCCATGGACAACCCACCGCGCGTGCGCTGGCCCGATGCAGGCGCAAGCATCGGCATGGCCAACTGCTGCTGGCCGGATGGCGGAACCGGCGCGCGTTCGACGCGGCCGGCCTCAGTGGCGGCCCATGTCGCCACCGGCCGCCCATCACGCCCGCTGTCGCGGTTCTCGCAGCGGCGAACCAGGCCATCGCCATCCAGCTCACGCAGGAGACCTGCCACTGCGGCGGTGCTGAGCAGCATCACCTCGCGGGGGGCACCCGACTCCAGTGCGGCGTTGCCCATCAGCTCCAGCGCCTCGGCTGCGGTGCTCTCGCCGTGGATACCCAGGCAGAACAGCAACAGCTGCCGCTGGTAGGCGCGGATCTCAGCCGGCTCCATGCACGCCTCCGAAACCCAGCTCAGCTGCTGCCTGTGCCATGGCGCTGCGCGCGGCATCGCGATCGCGCACCACCTGCGGCTCGGGCCTCGGCGCGGGTAGCGCAGCCATCGGCTCGGGTACGGCGCCACCATCCATGACGTGCTTCACCGCCCGCTCGTAGGCGTTGGCCAGCATGCGCTGCTGCAGCGCGCCGCTCTCGGCAGTGCGGTAGGCATGCAGGTCCAGCTTCGACCGCACCAGCACCGTAAACCCGCTGTGGTCTTGGCCGGGCCGCATCTGGCCATCGACTTCGGCGAGAGCCGGAACGCCCAGGCACATGGCTCGGAACTGCCCCGGGTTCGGCGGCCACTGCAGCGCGCTGCGCAGACAGTAGCCCATTCCGTCGGCGACCTGTCGCGGGGTGATGCCGACCAGCACCTGGAACCACAGTTCCCCGGCCGTGGTCGGGCTGCCGGCGTTGTTCACCGGAGCCGAGCCGTTCTCGCGCACCCACTTCCCGGGGAACATGCCGGCCATCCGTTCCCACACCGTCCACAGCATGCTCACCGCGCGCTGGTCGGGCTCAGTGGTGGACGGGTTCGAACTCGACGTCGATGACATCGCCGCCCGTTCCGCCAAAGCCGCCAACTCCCGCGCGCTGCTCGAATTGTCGCCGCTGCTCTGTGACCTGATCGGCAGAACCTGGCTGATGGCTTGCATTGGTGCCTCCGGTGGTATTGGGGATTGCGGGCATTGCGCCTGCCGCATGGCGGTTGCGGGCGGTCTTGATTGCCCAAGGGAACGGGTTCGTGACCGGTGGCGATCGCGCCAGTCCTTCAGCGACCGTGTGCCCCAGCGTCTCCGGCGTCACGCCCTCCTTCAGGGCGGCCAGCAGGTCGGGGTGACTCGGGTTGGTGGAATGGCAACCGGCCTTGCGCATCAGCAAGCACGCACGCCCCGCGTCGGTCACGCCTCCCAGAGATCCTTGAGTGAGATGTGATGTATCTGGAGTAGTAATGGGGTCTGGGGTCTGGGTACCCGTGTTCACACCTGTGTTCACACCACCTGTCACGCGTGACTCCGCGTGACATGTCACGCGTGACAACTGTTCTAGCGTCACGCGCTCGTCGCCCGTGACATGTGTGACATGGAGCGCCTTCAGCTGTGCCATCGTGACCATGCCGTCCGGCACGACGCCGACAGCGCGCAGGTCTTCGAACAGCATGGTTCTGCGTGCTCGGGTGCGTGCCTGGCGCTCGGTTTCATTGCTCTTTCGGGCATTGCGGCGGCTTTGGCCCTCGGCAATACGGCCTTGCGCCTTGGCGATTTGCTCATCGCAGCGCTTGCTGTGCCGCAATCCGTCATCTGCCACGGGGAAGTAGCGCTCGGCGACCTTCTTGACTGCGGCCTTGTCCGCCGCAGTGATTGCGCCGGCGATGATGTACAGCTCGGCCAGGCTCTCTGGCAGCGCCTGCTCTTCCGAGTAGTACGCCAGCATCAGCTTGAAATAGACGCCGTGGTCGGTCAGGGACAGTCGGGTCGTGTCCTTGAGGTAGTCGCCCGGGAACATCTCGAAGTAGATCATCTGGGTTCCCCAGCACCGCGCTTGCCGCGTGCCGCGGCACCGGGGCTGCCAACCCTGGTCAGCTCATGCTCGTTCGGCGGCAGCGTCTCCAGCCGGTAGGTCTCACCCAGGCTGCTGCGCCAGCGGTACGCAGTGGCGCGGCTCACGCCGAAGTGCCGGACAATGGCCTCAACGGTTGGGAAATCGCTGAGCTCGATTGCCCAGCGCATGAACTCCATGACGATCCTGGTGGTGTTGTAGCCGGCAAGGGCGTGCTGCGGCGCGCTGCGCCGCTGCTTCTTTTCAGACATCGCGGCGGCTACCGGAGCTACGGCCGGCTCCCGCTCAGCCGGAGCGGCGCGGAGCGCAGGGCCACAGCGCAGACCGAGGGTCGGACTGATGTTCATCCTGTCGCCCCCGCATGGCCCGACACGGGAACCTCACGCCCCATCGCGGTGCTCAGCTGCCGCAGGCTGGGAAGCCGCCGCTTGGCGGCCGCCGGGTCGTTGAGGTCCTGCAGCGCGAGCTGCCAGCGGTATGCCGTCGCGCGCGAAAGGCCGAACCGCCTCTGGAGCGCATCAACGCGCACCGGCTGCGGCTGCTCTTTGGCCCAGAGGACTACATCCACCATGGGCAGAAGCGGCACCACACTCTCGGGGATGCGACGGCCGGCACTGTCGAATTCGCTGACCACGGCGATTGCCCAGCTCACCATTGCACCGCCGCTCATCGCTGCGCACCCTGCACCGCTCGCGGCGCCAGATCCTGCAGGTGGCCCGACACGTAGCGCTTGGCCGTCACCAGTTCCGCCTCGAGCTGACCGATCTCGTCCAGCGCGCGGCGCAGCTCGGGTATGTCCTTCGGGCAGATGCGGCCGTCGGCCAGGACGTTGGTGATCGCTTCGAGCGTGTGACCGAACTCCACCGACAGGCGGGCCACAGCCAGCACGCCGGCATGCGGCTCCATCATCGGAATACGGGCACCGAGAAAGCCATAGCGCTTGGCCAGTTCGCGCGAGCAGGCATCGCGCCAGTGCGGCGGTAGCGCACGAACCCACGACTCTTCCAGGTCAACAGGCATCTTGACCGTGCCATTGCGGATGCGGGCAATGAGCTGGCCGTTGGACTTCAGCGCTTTTTCGGTGCTGTCGGCGTCTACACCGACATGGAAGTGCAGGATGCGCTCGGCTGGCGCTACGTCCGCCATGTACTGCTCGGCGATCGCCTGGGCGAGGCTGCTGTCGGTGTGGCCGCTGTTGCGGACGGCGTCGGTCGTGTGGCGGAACACCACCGCAGAGCGCGGCTCGTGGTACTGAGGATCAGGCTTCATTTACGCACCTCGGGAGGCGATGCAAAGTGGTCGCCATGGACAGGACGACCGAAATTCATGGATTTGGTGGCTTGCGGATCGCGGCACAGCGGTCTGGTGGGAAGGCGGTCACACCGCGTCGACCGGCACGATCCGGTCAGCGTCCGGGTCGTTTTCCGGAGGTCGCTCAAGCGCCTGGAAGTGGGCTGGCATCAGCACGAAACGCAGCTTCAGCGCCCACAGATCGTCGATCTGCCCATCGGGCCACTGATAGACAGCCGACGGCGTGATTCCGAGAGCGCGTGCGAGCGCGGCGGCATTGCCGTCGTAAGCGGCAATGGCTTCTTCCTTGGTGATCCGGGGCATGTTCATGACACCTATATAAGCACGCTTTCATTGCCGGTGCAAGCACGCTTACTTAACGGACTAATAAGCTCGCTAACATGACTACAGCCCTCGCTACCCGCCTGAAGCGCGCACGAACTGAGTGCGGCATTACCGAACCCGCCGATGCCGCGCGTCGTGCCGGCATCACCGCATCAGCGCTCTACCAGCTGGAGGACGGCAAGACGAAGTCGCTCAGCGGCGAGACGGCGGTGAAGCTGGCCCGTGTCTACAGGCCTTTCCGGGTCGAATGGCTGATCACTGGTGAGCTGCCCGAGCGCTCGGACGAGTCTCACGGGTCCTCGATATCAGTCAGTGAGACACCCGCTGGCTATGTTCGCCTTCGAGTAATGGAAGGCGAGGCTTCAGGGGGCTTTGGCGCAATGAATCAGGATTACCCGGACGTGGTCCGGGAGCTCGACATCGCAGAGTGGCAGGTGCGCCAGCAGCTGGGGTTCGTGCCCGAGGGTGACCGTGTGCGCCTGGTGACCGTGCGCGGGGACTCGATGTATCCCGACATCAAGAATGGCGACGTGGTGTTCGTGGACGTCGCCAAGGATTACTTCGACGGCGATGGCCTGTACCTGATCAATCTGCATGGGCTGACCTACGTCAAACGCCTGCAGCTGCTGCGGGATGGCCTGCACGTCATCAGCACCAACAGGAAGTACCTGAGCGAGGTTGTGCCGCCACAAGAAGCGGATCAGCTTCATGTGGGCGGCAAGATCCTGGGCCTGGCGCTGCTACGAAGTGCCCAAGAAGTCTGAAATCAGAAGGACTTAGCGCGCTGCTGCTGGCGCGCCGCTTCTCGAGCTTTGCCCTTCTCGGTATACACCAGGATGATCCCTGAGTTGACGGCTCCGACAATGCCGTTGAACTGGACATACGTGCCGGGCAGTTCCCAAACTGCTCTCGGACCAACGAAGTTGGCGCCAACACCGGAAACCACCTGCACTGTGTCGTGCTTTGTCGGCGCGCCCAGCTTCACTTTCAGCTGCTCGAACAGTTCTTGAGCGTGCACGAAACCATCGGTCGAGATTGTCAGGCCTTCGACCACCCCGTTGACGACGACCGCCGTGACCGATCCTGTTCCAGTGGGCCTCTTGTTGCTGAGCGGCACCACCGTCAACAGGTCATTGTTGATCGTGTTGGTCCGCGCCCCTGGCTGCATGCCGGTTGTCACCCAACACGCTGACTTCGCAGCACCCAGGTTGTAGACCGCCCCAGCATGCGGGATCTGCTCGCGCGGGCACTCGGGACCCAATGGCGCTCCAAGCGTGATGCCCATGAATTCAAACGGAGCCCCCGCAGTTGCAGCAAGGGAGCGCTCGACTGGGTTCGTCTCTTCCGTTCCCTCTTTCACCACAACCAACGGCTGCGCCGCTGCATGGGCTGCTCCTATGACTCCGCCGGCCAAAAAAACAAAGGCTTTCCGCCAGTCCATCTCTACATCCCCCGCTCCAATCAGCGATTAGCGTAGAAGCACGCTGAATAAGCGTGCTTGCATTCTCCGTATTAGCGTGCTTTTATAGAGCCACAGCCGGCTTCTGCCGCGTACGGAGACCTAGCAATGCCCCTGACCCTCAGCACCAAGCGCACCGCCCGAGTCGGCATGGCCGCCTTGGCGTGCTTCATCGCCCTGGGCGTGGTTGCCTGGGCCACCCCCACCGATGCACCCGCCGCGGCTACCGATGACGCGCCAGACGGCCTCGTGATCACCAGCCCCCGCATCTGCGCCGCCCTGGCTGTGTATGAGCTGGTCGCCGGGGACGATTGGGGATTGCGTGCCACCGTCGCCAACACGACCTTCAACGCCTTCCGCGATGCAGACCGGGTGCCCGACTGTGCGGCAGGCGTCACTGCGGCGCTGACGCAAAACTTCGAGCCGGCGCGCTGGCAGCTTTCCCTCGACGCGGCCGATGCCGTCCTGAGCGGCTCCTATGAGATTTCCCCGGCGGCATGCGTCCGGGCCAATGCGGTTGTCCCCCTGTCGACCGCAGACGGCAAAGAGCCGAGCACCTCCCCAGTGCTGGCCCGGGCGCAGTGCGTCATGCACGAACTGGCCTTCGTGGAGGTGGCGCCGTGATCACCGGCCTCTGCACTGAACCGCGCGCCGCGATGATCGGGGCACAGCGCTTGCCACTAAGCCCCACCGAATCGAAGGTGCTGCAGCTGATCATCAACGCGGGGGACACCCCGATCAGCCGCTCCGCGCTGGAAAAGAGCCTGTATGGCGGTGCCGGCCGTAAATCGAACACCGTCGAGGTGACCATTTGCCGCCTGCGCCAGAAGCTGGCCCAGCACGGCTACCGCATCAATGCCACCCGCAGCCGTGGCTACACGATCAGCCAGGCCGGTGCAGCATGATCGCCGCCATCACCTACCCCCTTGCACAGCGCGCGGCCGTCGCAGCCAAGGCAGCCGCTACGGCCGCCACTGGTATGGGCTTCGCCCCGAACCTGGTCGCCGCCGCCGCTGACGTTGCCGCGCGCGCAGTGCTGGAGCGTCGCGCCAGTGCCGGCCGAGCCATCGCCGACGTGCGAAGGAACCTCCGCCGCATGTTGCGGGCACAAGGCGGTGCTGCATGAGGGCACCTGCGATCAAGCTCCCGGCCCCTGACCTGACGCCGGACCAGCGCGCGGCCTTGGAGCGCGCGAAGCGCCCCCGCCGCCATCCCTACCGCGTGTATTGCACGCACCAGGCGAGCGCGCAGCGTCAGCGCGAGGCGGAAGAGCAGCGCCAGCGCGTCGCGCCGAACCTTCACAGGTTGGTGCGCTGATGGACGGTCTGCATTCGATCGGCGGCGGCCTGGACGCGGTGATCGTCAGCACGGCCACACCGACGCCCGAAGAGAGGCTGCAGCGGTACGCGGCGGCAGTTGCTGCCAACCCGTGCCGCTGGTTCTCGCTCCGCGTGCAGTTCGGCCAGATCCTGCAGCGCTCGCTCAAGAACGGCACACGGGTGGGCTACGCGGCGTGGCAACGGCAGATGCCGGCTCTCTGGCCCCGTGTGCACATCAACTGACTGGAGAAGCATCGTATGCCGACCATCACTGTCGACGTCGACCTTGACGATTTCGATGACCAGGACCTCTTGGAGGAGTGCAGGGTTCGCGGTCTCAATGTGCTGCCCACTGCACCTGCCGATGCGCCTGTTGCGGAGCTGGTTGTAGAGCGCGCCTATCTCGCGGCTCGCGCCATGACCGAACTTCCGCAGGAGCTTAAAGACCTTTTCTGGGTCGTGCATGGCCGCGCAATCGCATGACGTCAAAGGGCCGCCCGGGATGGACCTCCGCAACCAGCTCGACATCTTCGACCACGACCCGGCCCGCCTAGCCAAGGCCAACCGCGCCGCCGCCGAGCACGCACTGACCGATCCGTTCTTCTCCGCGAAGGTCCGACAGGACCGTCACGACTACTACATCGCCGAAGCCGAACGCCTTGAGCGCTTGGCAGCCATGGCCGAGAAGCCGGCCACCACCGCAGCCTGAGATCTCCCGAATGAAACAGCCTCAGCCCAGCGACGCCAAACCTTCAATACCGGTCCCCGATAGCGCGATTGAAGCGTTCCGCGCTGCCTACGCCACCCATGGCACCCAAAAGGGCTACGCGGAAGCCATCCGTGCCGGCCTTGCCGCCGCAGCGCCACTGATCAGCCATGACGCCATGCTCTCGCTCGAGCAGGATGCGCAGGCCTACCTGGTGCGCCAGCTGGACATTGCCCTGAATGGTGAAGCCGCCGCAGCGCGCGAGCCGGTGCTGGCTGATCTTCTGAGCCAGTGCCAAAACGAGGTTCGCCGCCGCAGCGGCCCAGTTCTGACCACGCTTCCGATCGGCGTGCAGCACCACCTGCGGCAGGTGTTCAGCGATATGGCCGACCGCGCGCGCCTACTGGCCGACGCCGCCGTGCGTGAAGTTGTGCTGATGGGCACTCCGGAGGGGCGCTGTGGCTGACCAGGCGATCGCCGGCGCTCTGCCGGATGCAGAACTGGAGATCCTTCGCCATGCCCTGGGCGTCGGCGACTGCGGTTGGGAGCGCAGCTACCGAAATCACTTCGTCACCGGCCCAGGCGGCGCCGACCCCACAAGCACTGCGTGGCGCTCGTCGCGCGCGGGTTCATGGTCCAGCGCGCGGGGAACGCGATTACCGGCGGGAGCGACCTGTTCAACGTCACCGAGGCCGGCCGCGCAGCGGTGCAGGAGCACACTCCGCCGCCGCCGAAACTGACCAGGTCGCAGCAGCGCTACCAGCAGTTCCTGCGCTACGACGGTGGCGTGACGTTCGGCGAGTATCTGCGGGGCTGGCGATGAAGGCGATCACCACCAACACGTCGGCGCCCATGGCTGACCAGCTGCTTCTGTTTCCGATCATGGCGTTCGATATTGAGGACGCCATCCAGAAGATCCTCACTCTGCGCCGTATGTACTGCTGTAGCGGGCATGCCGGCGAAGACATCGAGCTGATCCGGGCCGGACTGATGAAGGAGCACGGGCATGGCTGACCAGCTGCTCACCTCAGCACCAATCTCTCCCCATCAGCTCGCAGAGCAGAATCTCCGTCTTCTCCTTCGCATCCTGCTGCGATACCACCGGAATCGCCAGACCAGTGAGACTCGGTCCGTACACCACGTGAACCGCCACGATCTCACCACGGCCTGGACTCCCCACCGAAACCCTGGCCGTCACCGTCCTGCCCCGGATTGCGAAGACCCAGTCCTCGTGCCAACTCCCACTCGCAGGCATCCAGTGCTCCCTTTTTCATCTCTCCTTGATCCCAGCATACAAAAGCAGGAAGCCGTGAGGTATTCCACCAATGGCTGACCAGCTGCTCACCGCCGCACCGACGCGCGCCGTCTCCAGCGCGCGCTTCATCACCTCTCCCGGCACCAGCGTCCTGGCGGCCCGATTCCAGTGCCTGCTGGACTGCGGTCACGTCGTCATCCGGCCAGGTGAGCACGTCCGCGGCACGAGGTTCTCCCTGCTTGCCCCATTCACCGCCCCATGCAACCAATGCCCGAAGGAACCCACCCATGGCTGACGGCTCCCGCGCTTTCAACTTCCCCATGCCGCAGCGCTCCCGCCTACGCCCCGGCGAGATCGTCGTGGATCTGTTCGCCGGCGGTGGCGGCGCATCGGAAGGGCTCAAGCAGGCCCTCGGCATTGATCCCGCACTGGCCTACAACCACGACGAGCTGGCCATCGGCATGCACGCCGCCAACCACCCACTGACCCAGCACCACCGCGAGGATATCTGGCACGCCGACCCGCGCGTGGACGTGGCCGGCCGGCCCATCGGCTGGTTCCATGCCTCGCCGGACTGCACCCACTTCAGCCAAGCCAAGGGCGGCCAGCCGCGCAGCAGGAAAACCCGCGCCCTGTCGTGGGTGGTGCTGAAGTGGGTTGGCCAGCTGCTACGCGCTGATCGCCTGAATGGCACCAACACCGCGCCGCGCATCATCTCCATGGAGAACGTCTGGCAGATCCTGACCTGGGGTCCGCTGGTGGCCAAGCGCTGCAAGGAAACCGGCCGCGTCATCAAGATGGACGGCACCGTTGCAGCGCGCGGCGAGCGCGTGCCGGTCGAGAACCAGCAGCTGGTGCCGGACAAGCGCCGCAGTGGCCGCACCTGGCGGCAGTTCGTGGCCGCTCTGCGTGCGCTGGGCTACGTGGTCGACTGGCGCAAGCTGGTGGCCAGCGACTACGGCGCCGGCACCAGTCGCGAACGCCTGTTCCTGCTTGGCCGCCGCGACGGGCAAGCCATCGTCTGGCCCGAGCCGACCCATGGCTCGGCCCCAGGGCAGAAGCCGCGCGTGACCGCCGCCGACTGCCTGGACTTCTCCATCCCCTGCCCGTCCATCTTCGGCCGCAAACGAGACCTCGCAGATGCGACCATGCGGCGGATCGCGAAGGGCGTAATGCGCCATGTGCTGCAGTCCGCTGAGCCGTTCCTCGTGCCGGTGCCGGCTACCTGTCGCGACAACAGCAGCGCCGCAGCTGCCTTCATCGCCGAGCACGCGAACAGCAGCCATGACCTCGGCTCCATGCGCGCCGACGAACCGCTACGCACGGTATGCGCTGGGGTGAAGGGTGGCCACTTCTCCGTGGTGTCACCCATCCTTGCCGGGGTGGGCGGCCGGGCCGGGCAGTCTGAGCCGCGTTCCGGCGGCGAGCCGCTCTACACGATGACCACTAAGGCGGACACGGCGCTGGTGGCACCGACGCTGGTCCAGACTGGCTACGGCGAGCGCGAGGGTCAGGCCCCGCGTGCGCTGGACCTGCAGCAGCCGCTGGGCACGATTGCCGCGGGCGGGGTGAAGCACGCCGTGGCCGCGCCGCACCTGGTGAAGTTCCGAGGCGACAGCATCGGCACGGCCGCCACCGAGCCGGTGCCGACGATCACTTCTGGTGCTGGTGCCGCACGCCCGGCCGGTGCCGCGCATGCCCTCGGCGTCTCCACCGCTTTCATGGTCCAAGCCGCGCACGGTGAAGGTCGGCCAGAAGGCCCCAAGCGCTGGGGCACCGGTAGCAAAGACACGCGCGTACCGGTGGGAACCGTGACCGCCAGCGGCAGCGGCGGGCACGCAGTGGCTACAGCCTTCCTCGAACAGGCCAATGGTGGCTTCCACCAGGGCGCGGGCAACGATACGCGAGATCCGGTAAGCACCATCACTGCCAGCGGTAGTCAGCAACGCCTGGTCACCGCCCACCTGATGACCAACACCAGTGCGCACTGCGGCGCAGGCGGTGCAGATCAAGTGCCAACCATCACCAGCGCCGGCAATCAGACGTTGGTTGAATGCACCCTCAGTCCTGAGCAGGAAGCCGGCGCCCTGCGCGTCGCAGCGTTCCTGGTGAAGTACTACGGCACCGGTGCGAACGCGCCTACGCTTCGCAACCCCGTGGATACCGTCACCACCCGTGATCGCCTGGCGCTGGTCACGGTGGTGATCAAGGGCACGCCCTACGTCATCGTGGATATCGGCCTGCGCATGCTCAAACCGCATGAGCTTTACCGCGCCCAGGGGTTCCCACCCGGCTACATCATAGATCGCACTGCCAACGGCACGCCGCTCAGCACCAGCGCCGCAGTGCGCATGGTCGGCAACAGCGTCAGCCCGCCGCCGCTGCGCGCCTTGGCCGAGGCCAACCTGGACCCGGTGCCGGCCGACATGGCGGTGGCGGCATGACCGGCGCTGCCTTGGCCAAGCACGTCGCCCGCGTGCTGCTGACCGAATGCAGGGCACGCCGACACGGCCTCGGCTTCTGGTTCGCCTTCAACGCTGCACAGCGCGCACGCATGCGCGCCACCGCTCCCGCCCCACTACCGGCATCGCCGCGCGCCCCGGCACTGCCGGCCCAACTGGAGCTGTTCGCATGAGCCCCGGCCGCAATGCTGCATCTATCCGAGCTGCTCTGCGCGGCGCCGTTCCCGCCCACGTCACTGCGCGGGACATGATCCGCCGTCACTGCCGGGAGCACGGCAAGCAGCTGGCATGCCTTGCGCCTGCCTGGGGCTGCCAGGTATTCAGCGTTTGGCGCGCGTTTGGCCGAACGTCCCGTCCCCTGCAGCCGCATCAGGTTGAGGGCGCGATCACAACGCTGCAGCTGGACGAGTTCGATGCCAACGAGCTGCGCCTACGTGCAGCTCGCGAGGCCGGGTGGAACATCGATCCCAAGATGCTGCTCGAGGGCGGAGCATGAGCGGCGATGCTTCGACCATCACCACAGCACCGCCGCCGACGGCGAGTGACGCCGTGCGCGAGATGCGAGCCGCAGGCCGCGCCGGTCATGCAGTGCCGGCCGATCAGGTGAATAGATGGGCCACCACGCTGATGCGTCTGTTCGGTCAGCAGCGGGCCGTCAGGCTCGAGCAATGGGGCGGATCGTTCTGGTATCAAATCGACGAAAAACAGTGGTACCGCGCCCTTGCAGCTGGCGAACGAGTGCGGGCGCTCTATACCCAGCCTTTGCTCCACGAGGTCCGCAGGGCTGGGGAGGATCGTGATCACATCTGGTCGGCGGACCGAACGCACTGCACCGTTTGTAACGACCCCTTCGATTGGGCCGATCCGTACTGCAACCCGCCCAAGCCGCCGGCGCCTATTGCGCTGAAACCCCAGCCATTCAATCCGTCCTGGGTTCTCCCGCTGCTCGACCGACTGGAGCGAGCGTTGAAGCGTGAGGGCAAGCGGGAAAGGGACGAGTGGGGTTTCCGAATTGCGCAACTGCGTAAATCAATCGATGAGCATACGAAGGAGAAATCGCATTGACCGTTGAGCACATCAAGGCCGCCGTGGGCGAGCGGTCACCACTGATCCACCAGCAGCGCGCAGCCATAGCGGTTGCAGCAGCGCTCGAAACCGCCCTCACCAGCACGCGCCCCGCCAGCGGCGGCGGCGGATGCGCATTGACCTTCACGTTTGCCGGCGAGCCTCAGCTGCTGGCCGCGTGCGACGCCTGGCGCGCATACGCACTCGCCACCATCGATACGCCGCCGCCGCTGGCGGCGACGGCGACCCAGCGGCTTACGGCCCAGATCGGCCTTGCCCTTTTCGATGACCCCACCATGGACCTGACACAGATCGCAAATCTCGTGCTTACGGCACGGTCGGATTCGCACACTGCGCTGCTGCTGGCACCCACCACTGAAGTAACGGAGGCCCGAGATGGGCGCAGCTGAGAACATCCCCGAAGTCCTGCTGAAGCTCGAGCAGGTCGAAGCCCAGACCGGGATGAAGAAGAGCTACATCTACCGCGAGATGGAGAAGGGCACTTTCCCGCCCAGGCACAAGGTTGGCGGCGGCACTCGCTGGTACCAGAGCGACATTCAGCGTTGGATCCGGGCACGCAGGAGCGCCCCGCAGTGGACGCCCGAGGATGTGGGGCAACCGGCGGCCAACTGCGACAGCAGCGGAGCGTAAACGGTCACCGAGCGGTCACCGGGCAGCACTGGCTTGACGAAGAAGGCACTGCGGATGATCCTAAGTGCCTGATTCGATGGTGGGCCCACCAGGATTCGAACCTGGAACCAAGGGATTATGAGTCCCCTGCTCTAACCGTTGAGCTATAGGCCCGGCGCAGCGTCACAGTGTAGTGGAGGCCGCGCCCGATCGGCTACCCGGCGGCGGCAAGCGCCTCCGAAATACGCCCCAGCCGCCTCTCCGCCGCTTCCGCGAGCCATACCTGCCGCCTCAGGCATGCCTGGAACAACGCAACCATCCTACTGATCTGCTCCAGTCCCTGTTGGTTGTCGCCGCTGAAGCCGGCAAGCAATCCGGCCTCCGACAGCGTCAGCAGCGCATACGTCGTACGGCGTGCAAATCCCAATCGATCCTCGCACTCATCCCGCATCACCTCATCCCAGTCCAGCAGCGGCGGGAAATCGGTTTGCACGGGCTCGGGAACATCGTGCTCCACATCCTTCATGGCGTGACTCCAGATGCATGACGAATCAATGCCGCAGGCCGTACGAGTTGCACGTGACCTGCCGCGCGCTTGCATCGGCGCCGGTGATGACCGGCCCGCCTACGGGATGTGTTGAGCATCTGCGCGATCAGCGTGCGACCGTCGCAGGAAAAATTCAAACGGCAGATGCGTCATCGGCAAGCCCCGTCGGGCATGTCCAGGCACCCCAAAAAGAAAAACCCCGCACCAGGCGGGGTTTCTCTCAACGCTTCACCAGCCGCTGGAAATCAATCGATATCCAGGAAGCTGCGCAGCTGCTCCGAGCGGCTCGGGTGACGCAGCTTGCGCAGCGCCTTCGCTTCGATCTGGCGGATGCGCTCGCGGGTCACGTCGAACTGCTTGCCGACTTCTTCCAGCGTGTGGTCGGTGTTCATGTCGATGCCGAAGCGCATGCGCAGCACCTTGGCTTCCCTCGGGGTGAGGCCGGCCAGCACGTCGCGCACGGTTTC